GTGTCGAGGATCAGCTCCATGCTCGTCTTGTGGTTCTCGCGCAACACGGGATCCGCCTGCGTCTTGCGCCACATCTTGTAGTCGGGGTAGTCGATGCTGCGCACGTAGGGTTTGCTGTCCTCGCAGATGGCCAGATGCGTCGCCCTCGTCTCGCGCATCATGGCGCCGAAAGCCATGAAGAAGCCGTAGAGGCCACCCGTGAAGGTTCGGCGGCTAGTAAGCTTTGCATTGGCGGCGCTGGCCCTGTAGCTTTGGTAGCTCAGGTCAACGCACAGCAGGATTTTTTTCATGCTTTCTCTTTCTTGGGGAGGCGGAGGATCTCTCGCCGTGTGTTGCGCAAGCCTGGAAGAGGTAGCAAGTGGTGGGGCAGAAGACCAATGAGGGCCTGTTCGCCCCATGTGGCGAAGAACTGCCTGGCTGCTTCTTCCGAGCTGCGTGCCCAGCACTGCGGCTGCTTGGTTTCTGCAGAGATTGCCCAGCAGATGGGGCGCGTGGCATCACGATAGAAGCAATTAAGCACGCCCCTGCGATTCAGCCCCGTATGAGTCACAGTGACGAGGGCTCCAATGTTCACTTCAAAGCCTCGGCACTCACCGATGACCACGCAAACAGTCCCTGGGGCAATCATTGCTGGGACTCCAGCATCTTTTCGACCTCGGCGGCAAGCACTCGCATGCTCCGATTAGCCTTGTTGCCGAAGGGCCGGTAGATGGAATCCCCGGTTGAGATGGGCTTGTCGGACTTCTCGCAGCGCGCGTGCTTGCGGGCCTTGCCATGCACCCAGAGCTGCCGCGTAAAGGTTTCCCCGAAGTAGCTGCACTCGACTTCGAGCAGCTCCTCGGTGACGCGCCGCGCGGAAATGATGCCGCTCATGGCTGGACGGGGCGCTGCGTGCAGCGGCAGTTCCATGCGCGGGCAAAACCTGGGAGGCTCTTCAACTCTTCCTTTTCGTGGAGAAGCGGGGTCTCGCGCCAAAGATCGCAGCCGGTCTCGTCGCCTTTGACAGGGAGCAGCCACGCTGCTGGGTGCTTCGGCATCATATGCGAGGGCCACCCAGGGATGTTCTGGACATCCTGGCTGGCGCTGACGCGATGATCCATGCTGCGAAAGAACACGTGGCGGCTGATGAGAATGGGCCTACTGGCGTCTTGCCATTCCCAGCCCTCAGCACCGCAGCCACAGGCGCAACGACTGAAGCGAGTCAGCGTTACTAGGGCGCCGATGTTCTCCTCAAAGCCTCGCCCCTCGGCAACGATGATGCATACGGCTCCGGGTTCGTGCTTTCCGGACATCACGCCACCCCGATGAGCTTGTGCATCTGCAGGCTGAGACGGTAGCCATGCTTGAGGCAAAGGTCGCGGGCCAGTTCGAGGTTGACCTTGTTGAGGGTCTCGTCATAGTCGTCGCAAGGCGAGAGCCAGATCGTGCCATAGTCCGTCGTCGGGAAGCCCCCGTGATCCCAGGGCCGGTAGATGCGGCTCTCTTTGCCTGCCGTGGCTACCTGTGTGCCGCGATTGGGCAGGCCATCCACGAGGTCGACTTCGCCGCCACGGATGATGTATTTCCATTGCCCGCACCACCGGGCCACCTCGGGGTGGACCTTGGGCGTTTTGGGGCTGCACACAAGCTGCATGCTGGCGTCGGCGATGAAGTCCTCCAGGCCTTCCTGCCAGAGGGTACCCGCGGTTTCCACCTGGATCAGCTTGGTGCCGGAGCGAATGAGCTTTTCGGCCAGCCAGCTCCAGTCTTGCCGCATGGGCTCGCCACCCGTGATGACCACGAGTTCGCGCTGCTTCACGCTGAAGTCGCGCTCGATGCGCTCCATCAGCGCCGGCACAGTTTCGGGCATATCGGCCCTGCCCTCGAATTGTGTGTCGCAGAAATGGCAAGCCAGGTTGCATCCTGCCAAGCGGATGAAGAGGGCCGGGCGTCCCGCCTGTGGGCCCTCCCCCTGGATCGTGTAGAAGATGTCCTCCACGGCGAGGTTGAGGGGATCCCGAAGAATGGGGCGGATTGGGTTTTTGCCGAACATGGTGCTCCTTTATGACGAGTGCACCCAATTATACTGAGCTGTCGAGTCTTTATCAGAACCTTATATAATTTCTGTGCGTATCAACCATCTGAAAGGACGCAATCATGACCACCCGCAACACCATCACCACCAAGGCCGTGCAGCAGGCCTTCAACGTCAGCCACATGACGATCCACGCCTGGCGCAAGGGCGGCCCGAACAAGGAGCCGCTGCCCGTCGTGAGCAGCGACAGCCGCGCCGTGCTCTTCAAGCCCGCCGAAGTGAAGCGCTGGGCCAAGGCGCACAAGATCGAGATCGTGGACCCCACGGCCCTCGTTCCCGGCGCCGAAGTCGCTACCAAGCCTGGCCCCAAGGCCAAGGCAGTCGTGAAGAAGTCGGCGCTGCGCGTGAAGCCGGCGAGCAAGCCCTCGCCGCGCAAGCTGGCGAAGCAAGTCGCACGTAGCGACCCCCGAGCCAGCTCTGTGGAGAAAGCCCAAGGCCGTGCACGCGGCCACATGGCAATCTAAGGAGAGCTTCGTGAAAAGCCGAGCCGTGCGACGTCCTCGCGCCGCACTTGAAGAGAATGTCAGCGATCCTCTCTGGCATCTGGCTCGGCAGCTCTTCAACTACGACGAGCACAGCGGCCAGCTCATCTGGGTCTACGACTGGAGCTGGGGTCGCTCCCACAATGAGGCCGGGACAATCAAGAAGCACGGGCGCCGCCGCTATCGCGTTGTGGGCTTCAACGGGCGCAAGTATCTAGCGCATCAGCTCATCTGGTTTTGGATCACCGCCTCTTGGGCGCCAATGGTCGATCATATCGATGGTAACGGCCTTAATAACGCTCAACGCAACCTGAGGCAGGCCACCCCTAGGGCCAACGCCGAAAATCGCCACACGGCCTCGCGTCGCAGCCGCACTGGGCTACTAGGCATCTATCCCCACAAGAATCAATTTAGGGCCGAGATCATCGTGGCAGGCCGTAAGCACCGCCTGGGCACTTTCCCAAGTAAAGAGCAAGCCCACCAAGCTTACGTAGAAGCCAAGCGGCGGCTGCACGTGGGCTGCGCAATCTGAAAGCAAGAAATGAAGCAAGTAACCTTTAGTAGAGCCCGCAAAACACCCGGATTGGCAGGACCAGGTGAGACCCCCTCTAAAGGGGGGATCATCTCACCTGGGCCCCACTCCGTATCCGGACCCCCAGTAAAAAAAGAAAAGGAAACGAAGGTCGATGAGATCCTCGCCCTCGTCTCCGCACTAAGCCCGGCTGAGAGAAAGCAGCTCCTCGCCCAAGTAGCGCTCCTCGCCCAGCAAGACTCGACATCGAAGGCCGACCGCGACCTTGAGTTGTGGTCTACTAGCGTTTATGAGGCCTATACGCAGGCCTTTGGCCGCAGCGGCGAGGCAGGGCAAGGCCCCCTCGTCTTTCGCCGCGTACTAGCCCCTGCTAATACTTGGGGGCCCGTTGCCGACTTCATGTCGGCTAGTGGGCTTGCCGCGATGAGCGTAGTAAAGCGGCAGGCCGTGTACAGGATGCTCGGCCAGCTCATCGTGCGCCGCGCCAAGAACGTGGCGGCACACAACCGGGCGCCGGTCAGCCCGAAGTTCGTGGCTAACGTGGCGCATGACGTGCGCTCCATCTTTGAGGCCGAGTTCCCCGGCTACCTCGCCGCAGGCCTCGCCCATCTCGTTGCCGCCCAGCTCGGCAAGCCTTCGCCCAACGGCACGCTCCTGTAGGCACTGGGGCCCCACCAAGGGGCTTCCTGGGGCGCCAAAAATATTTTTAATTTTTGGCAACAAAGGTGTTGCGCGAGTCTTTATAAAGTCTTTAGAATCGACGCATGGGTTCAGCGCTTCGCCGAAGCCGCCCAAGCAGGAGATTCCAAAATGGCAACGAAGATGAGCAAGTACAGCGCCACCTTTGCAGACGGCACCACCATCACCCGCAAGACGGAGCGCTCCTACGGGGTTGCATGGCGGGCAACGTGGGCCGGGACGACCCAAGACGGGAAGCCGCTGACCAGAAGCGAAACGGGTTTTTCGATCACCGCTGACAAAGTGGCAGCCTTCCAGCCCAAGACGCGCCATATTTGCCAAAGCATGAGCAGCGCCGAGCGCGCCAAGCGCCGCGCCGAAAATGCCGCCTATCTCGCCCAAGTCGGCTACAAGGTAGAGATCGTCCCGACCGTCTTGGTCTCTTGAGAGCATCGACCATAGCCCTCGCGCCGAGGGCCTTGGCCGGAGCTTTCCGGGAATCTTCAATCAATTTTCTAGGAGCTACCAACATGAATGCAAAGACCATTGCCCCCCTCGCTGCTGCCACCGCTGAGCGCCTGAGCGCCGAATCCGCCGCCGAAGCTGTCCAGGCTCCGGCCCGCAAGGAAGCCGCAGGCATCGTGAAGCGCAGCTCGGCCTTCTTCGCCGACCCCCGCACCATTGGCCGCAAGCTCAAGGCCGACGGCTCGCGCTTCAACAAGCGGATCGACTTCGGCGATGTCGAGCAGCTCTCCGCCAGCATCGAAGCCAATGGCCTGCTCATGCCGCTGCGCGTGAAGCGCATCAGCGCCACGGCCGACCAGCCCTATCACTTCGAGCTGATCGACGGCGAGCGCCGCCTCACGGCCATCGAGCTGCTCATCAAGCGCAAGCCCAGCTTCTTCGGTGAGGAAGGCGTGCCGATCACGATCGTCGACAAGAACCAGAGCGATCTCAAGAGCCTCATTCAGCAGTACGTGGCGAACGACCACAAGAATTTCACGCCCATCGAGGAAGCCATGGCCTTCCAGGAAATGCGCGACGCCGGCATGAGCGTGAAGCAGATCTGCGCCGAAGTGGGCCGCGCCCACATGCACGTCACGGAGATCCTCGCCCTCCTGAAGGGCGACGAGAGCCTCGTGAAGGCCGCCAAGGATGGCGCCATCGGCAAGACGATGGCAAAGACCCTAGCGCGCTTCGGCAAGGACAAGAAGAAGCAGGCCGAGCTTACCAAGGCCGCCGTGGAAGCCGGCAAGGACAAGGGCAAGCTGAATGCCGTCAAGAAGGCTATTCAGGATGCCCGCGTCGAGAAGGCCGAGAAGAAGGGCCGCACGCTCAAGATCCGCGCCCTCAGCGACGAGCAGCTTAGCGCCCTCGGCAAGAAGCTGGCGGAAGGCATGGCGCAGCGCCTCAAGGACGCCGGCAAGCCGCTGGAGTTCGATATGGCGGCCTGGATTGCCAAGGATGAAAGCCTCGCCCTGGCGGCCAGCTTCGGCGCTCTTCAGGCCCTCAAGGCTGCGGCGGGCATGAAGTCCATCAAGCTCGAGTTCTGAGCATGAGCGATAAACAGGCACCGGCAGTTCGGTGCCCAATCACAGCGGCCCGACTCTCTTGGCTCAAGTATCTTGCCAAGTACGGGGAGACCCCTTGGGGTCGCATGCCAAAGAACATCAGCAATGGCGCGGCACGCCATATGACCAGCAAGACCTGGCTTCCAATGGTGGATGCTGGGCTCATCACGGCGCGTTACGGGCAGCGCCACTACAGCGAGCTGCCTGATAAGCTTTTCACTATCACTGAGGCGGGCCTTGCGGTCGTCTCCCAGCAGCAGAAAGAATGCCATGACAAAACCTGACTCCCTCGTTATCTTGGCGCATCCCAAGCCGATGCGCCGCCACACCAAGCACGTCGTTCCCGCCGAGTTTGAATACACCATCCGCCTGCCGGGAGCCGGTGGCCCCTCGCCTGGCTTGCACCTGGAGCTGAAGTTCGACGACGGCGCCACGCAGCGCATCATCTTCCCACTGGGCCCCAGCCTGGAGAAGTTGGTGCAGGGCTCGCGCATGGCTTCTACTCTTCAGAAAGCAGCTGAGAGTCAGGAGTTTGGCATCAGCCCCACTCATGCTCGTAGGCTCGCCGCTGACCTTTGCTATTTCGCAAAGGTGGCTGAGAACGATAAATCAGACCAGCACGTCCGCCTGGGCACAGACGAGGAAGATAAAAGCCTCTTTTACCTAGTCATCCAACCCGAAAGCAAAGAATGAACTTCCATTACTTCCACACGGCGCGCGGCGCCATCGCCATCCGCAGTTACGGGCCGCCACGGGCTCCCAGGCGCACGCTGCGCTTCGTCATCCTCCTGGGCGTCGTGGCGCTCTTGCTGGCCTTCTTGCCCAAGGCAGCCAGCGCCCAGGACGTGCAATACGATGCCCAGCTCGCGAAGGATCGCATGGTGCTGATCCAGCTCATCTACCGCACGAGCGACTGCATGCACACGGCGACCAAGGCTGGGCTGGCTGCTGGCATGACGCGGCGCGATCACCTGGAGAGCTTCGCAGCCTCGTCATGCGGCCCAGGCATTCGCGACTTCCTCGTGAGCCGCGTGGGCATGAGCCTTCGTGATGCTGAACGTAGCGTTAATGCCATGGCGGCGGACGCCGTGAAGGACGTGCTGAGCTGGGGCCGCTAGTAGCCACCGCTCACAAGGGCCCGCTTAGGCGGGCTTTTTCTTTTCTATTTTTGGCAACAAAGGTGTTGCGCGAGTCTTTATAAAGTCTTTAGAATCTGGGCATCGCAACAAGGAGCCCGGCATGAAGCAACTGACTATTGAACACAATCACGGCGTCGTCGTTCTGAAGGACGCCTATCTCGTGGAAGAGCATGGCGCGAAATATGCCAAGGGCATTTGCATCGATGGCGGCGTGACCAATAGCCTCTTCGGGCACACGAGCTACCAGCCCTTCACCGTGGGCGCCGAGATGCTCTACCCGTGCTACCGAGCCTTGCGCTGCACGGACCACGAGCAGGATCACTGGGTGACAAGCGTCGTCTCCTGCGGCTGACCCAACCCTCCTAGGCGCTTCCCGCGAGGCGCCTAGTGGGGCAACGTCGCCCGGTCTACTAAGGAATCAAAAATGCATGAACTCACACTCCGCGCGAATGGCCGCGCCGAAATGGCGTTCGTTGGTGAAACCCCGTGGCATAAGCTGGGCCAGCGCGTGACGAAGGGCGCGAGCCTGGAAGTCTGGCGCAAGGAGGCGGGCATGGATTGGGAGGCCATCCAGGTGCCCGTCTGCGGCTTCGAGACGGCGGTCGACTTCCCTGACTACAAAGGCCTCTACAGGTCAGACACAGCAGAGCCTCTTGCCATCGTGGGTGCTGGCTACCAAGTCGTCCAGCCCAAGGACGTCCTCGAGTTTTTCCGCGACATGACGGAGGCCGGTGGCTGGCATATTCACACGGCTGGAACGCTGCGCGGTGGCCGCAGGCTCTGGGCCATGGCCAGCAATGGCGAAGGCGCTGCCGTGGGGCGCGGCGGCAAGGGCGGCGACGAGATCATGCAGAACCTCGTCCTGGCCACGAGCCTGGACGGCTCCATGAAGACTGTGGCAGCGCTGACCGCCGTGCGCGTGGTCTGCGCCAACACGCTGGCAATCGCCCTCAACGACGCGGGAGAGCGCGCCGTGCGCATCAGCCACCGCCAGGTCTTCGACGCCGATGCCGTGCGCCGCACGCTGGGCGTGAGCGTCGACAGCTTCAAGCTGTTCATGGCCAGGGCGAACGAGATGGCCGACACCCCCATCAAGCTCGACGAAGCCCGCGAAGTCCTGGGCCGCATCCTCGACCCGCAGCGCGAGGCCAAGAAGGCCGAAGTCACCAGCCTGGCATGGATGGGCAGCCTTGCCAACCTCGGCAAGGAAATGGATGCCGAGGATTCGCGCGTCGTGACGGGCGTTCTCGACCTCTTCCAGGGGGCAGGCATGGGGGCAACGATGAAGACGGCCAAGGACACGCGCTGGGGCCTTCTGAACGCCGTCACGCAGTACGTCGACCATGCCATGGGCCGCACGGATGACACGCGCCTGGATTCCGCCTTCTTCGGGCGCGGCGCCAACATCAAGCAGCAGGCCATGAAAATCCTCAGCGCCGCCGAGGCCTGAGCCGTATATATCGGGGGCGCCTATTCCGGCGCCCCTATCTCAAGGAGAACCAGTTGTTAAAAGTCACAGTTTCAGGCCCTCCGGGGTCTGGCAAGAGCTGGGTGAGCATGCTCATTGCAGCCGCAGTCTCGGAGATCACCGGCGCTTCCGTCTCCGAGTTCGGGGAAGACATGTCTTCTCACGCGCTGGCCCAGCGCAAGTTTCAGCTCATGGCCGGCGCTATCCGCCACCCCCTGCACTGGCAGGAGGTGCGCATTGAGCAAGTGCGCACGCGGGAGCCCGAGGGCAATCTTTCCGGCGCCATTCCCTCGGCCAAAGGCCCGACCATGGAGGCCCAGCTCGAAGCCCTCGTTGATCGTCTGGACGACCTCGTGGGCTATACCCCTGACGGCGAGAAGCGCAACGCCCTCGCCGATGCCCATAACTCCCTCGTTGAAGCCATCGATCACCTGAAGAAAGCTAAGTCGCTATGAACAAAGACCCAAGCATCCACCTCGCGCATCAGAGCACGAAGACGTACGGCCACGACGTGGGCCTCTCCTGCGTCTTTCGCCAGTGGCGGGCGAACAGCCATTGCAATCAGCTCCATGGCTATGCGCTCGCCGTGCGGCTGGTTTTCAAGAGCAGCACCCTCGACAGCCGCAACTGGGTGGTCGACTTCGGGGCCCTCAAGCCCGTGAAAGCCTGGCTGCAGCACATGTTCGATCACACGGTCCTCGTGGCCGTTGACGACCCCGAGCTGAGGCAAATGCAAGCCCTTGCCGATGCCGGCGTGATCGATCTGCGCAACGTCACCGCTGTGGGCTGCGAGGCCTTTGCGCAGCTCATCGGCGAGTATGTCAACGACTGGCTCTTCAACTACAACAACGCTTTGTTCAAGGAGCGCATTAAGCCGCCCGAAAACCTGCATTGCGCCGAAGTGCAGGTCAGTGAGCACGGCGCCAACAGCGCATCTTGGTTCTACTAAAGGAGAAACCGCATCATGGGAAAACTTGCATTGGTCATGGAGCGCATCGACACGCCCATCGAACTCATCTCGGCAAAGGCTGCTCTTGCCGTCCGCCACCATTCGGATTACTGGGAGGGCGTCGCCACGCGGCTCGTGGATCGCGATATCTGCGAGACCGACGAGAGCACGCTGCAGCTCATCCCCTACGTTCTGCTGGTGAAAGAAGGCAATGTCGGCATCACCAAGGACGGCGAGGGCCTCGTCGTGAACAATCCGGCGCCGCGCTTTTTCACCTACAGCCGTGGCCAGGGTGGCGAAGAGGCACGCTTGCACGGCGCCCTCAGCATCGGCCTGGGCGGCCACATCGATGGGCAGGTTCCCGAGCACATGCAGCCCAAAGGCTGGTTTGCCGCCGAGGCCGTGCGCGAGCTGGAGGAGGAAGTAGGGCTCAAGGCCCAGGAAGGCGACGTGATCTTTGCGGACGCCATGCTCTACGACCCGGCGAATGCCGTGGGCCGCGTGCATGTCGGCATCCTTTGCGCTGTGTGCCTCCGCGAGCGCGAGCTGGGCAAGCACGAAGCCGAAGTCGTGGAGCACGCTCAATGGCTGACGTTGACGCAGCTCCTTGCCCCTTCCGTCTACGCGCGACTCGAGCCCTGGAGCCAGGCCGCCGTCTGGTTCATGGAAAAAGACAGATCCTCGTGAGCGACTTAGCCCCCCTTTTTGACGACACGCGCAAGGCCCTCGTGTTCGCCCTCAACGCCGCCGACGTGAAGATGCCGAAGCCCAGCATGACGACTGCCATGGCTGAGGGCATCAAGAAGAAGCTACCGCGGACCGCCAAGGCCCGCGCCAAGTTCTTCGCCAAAGCCGCCGAGCAGCGGGAGGCCGAGCGTGATGCCCTTGTGCGTGCCGCCTTCAAGCGCAAGCCCACGAAGCTCACGGGGGAGGAGAGGGCCGCCCAGGCGGGCTTTATCCTTCTTGAGTTCCAGAAGCTCGACGCAGCTCACCAAGTCGTGCTCACGGGCCTCCTGACGCGTTCCCACAGCCCTTGCGACTGCCGCAGGCCTTGCTGTTCCGGCTGGGCCCGTAATCTGCGCTGGGATAAGGCCGTGGCGGACGCCTGCTTCATGCTCAAGGAAACCGGGGACGTGCTGCGCCAGCCTGGAAAGCGCGGGCTGAGCACGCAGCCGCATCTACGAAAGGCCGTGGTGGAGGAATTCTTCACCAAGCGCCCGATTACGCTGGTGCACCTCGCCAGCGTTGCCCACTGCAGCCAGATGACGGCGGCCAAGCACAAGGCTTGGATCGTCGAGTATCTGGAGCAGACCGAGACGGAGGCGTGGCAGCAAATTGCCGCGCTCTTCGACGCAGCCGGTATCACCGGCGCTTTTATTGACTAAGGAGAGACTGGCATGGTTACCTCAACCGATGCCCTGCGCCGTGCCCTGGAGCGGCTGCAGGCAGAGAAGCAATATCGATTCAAGCACGGCATGCGCGTGCCCAAGCACGTCAACGACGAGATCCGGCGCATCGAAGCGCAGCTCACGCCCGTGGGCAAGACGGAGCACCGGGCCAAGGCGTGGCGCACCATCAACTGGTATCTCGTCGGAGGCGCCGCCTTCCTCGCCGGTGCCGCCATCCTCTACTTCTTTTTCTAAGGGCTGCCATGAGCACAGCACAGATCATCGGATGCGTCTTGATTGTTGCCTTGGTGATTGGCGGAATCTCCTACACCTCATTCGACTATCGCAAGCGCAACAAGCCACCAGCCGCTATTTCCTTCGGCGAAGAGCTGGAGCAGCTCGCCGAAGTGGCTGAGCGCGAACGCGTGCGGCATGAAGGCGATGCCGAATACCACAAAGCCCAGGTGCGCTATTGGAAGAAGCGCACCAAACGCCTTCTGGCGGAAGCCGCTGAGCAGACGGAGCGCGAGGCCAACGCCGGGCTCGTGCATGTTCGCCCGCGAGTGCAGCACGTCGTGGTCACCAGCGTGGGCGGCGGCGGTGGGGGCGGCATGGCCCCGGTCTTTGGTGAAACTGGAGAAGCTAAATCATGAAGATCACAGACGCGATGGTAGAAGCCGCCACGATGGCCCTCCTCGGTAAGACCGCGGACCCGCTGCCTGGCGTGGATTGGTGGGCCAGCCGGCAGTGGCGGGTGAGCAAGGTGCGCGAGAAGATGCGTAAGGCGCTTGAAGCTGCCGCGCTGGCAGGTGGTGCCCCTGTCTTGTTGTCTCCCATGGACGATGCGGAGCGGGAGCGCTTGGTTCAGGTGCTCAGGGAGAATACCTCCGCAATCATCGAACCAGCGAAGCCACCGGCCAAGATCGAGCTGCTTAGCCAGGGCGAGCAACGGGCCATCCTTGAAGACGCTGGCGCCATCATCCGGCTGGTGAATCACCACGACGTCAAGGAGACGGAGGCCGATGCCGCTGACTGTGCAGGCGCTGCCGCCTTCCACATGAAGCGCGCCCATGAGCTGCTCACGATTGGTCGCTGCGTCATCCTGCGGGATCCCGATCTTTGGGATGACCAGCTCAAGCAAGAATTTGCCCCCAGGGCTCGGGAGGGCTAGCCCATGAAACGCATCGTCGGCAACGTCTTGCTTTTCCCGTTTCTCCTGATCTTCTGGGTTCTTGTGCTGGTGATCTGGGCATTGCTCTGGCCCTTCGCGGAGGATTAATTTCTCCCCATATTTGTTGACTTGGCGAAAACCAGCTAATATGCGCAGCAATTTGCTAGTGGTGGAAGTGCCGCCACCGCAACGAGAAGGCCGCCACGAGCGGCCTTTTTCATTGGGGAATCGCATGGTGGCTGGGCGCCATCGAGAGGCATGGAGGGCGCAGGGCTGGGTGGCCGCACGGTCTCCCGGAACCCAGCTCCAAGGCCTTGGCCGGGGCTCTTTCTACGTTGGGAAGGGTTGCCCCTCCGCGCGTTCATGCCCAGCTCTCCTGGGGCCCAGGCGAGGCGGTCCCAGGAGATTCTTTTTCCTCGTATAGATAGACGCAAACATGCCGAGCTGCGCGGCGCCTCCTATGGTTGGGGGCCCATCACGCAGTGACAACCTGGAGGCCATATGCTGTAAACGATCTGCTCCGGATGCTGGGGGCGCCTTTTGGACGGGGCGCCCCTCCCTTCTCTGTGCTCTGAGGCTTGGGCGGGCTGCCACTCACAAACCCCTTCATTGCACCACCGAGCCTCGACTCGGCAGGCTTTGTTACGCGACATGCGTGGTCCCAGTAGCTTCACGGCATGGCTGGATCAGCTCAGAGCACAGAAAAGGGAATAGCGATGAAAGCCAAGCAATGGACGGAAGCCAACCTCACGCAGGCTCTAGTACGTGGCTTCTTCAAGAGCGCAGTTCTTGCCGTGCCATGCTGCGGCTGGTATGGGCATGAAGCCGACCTCCTCGTCGTCACCAAGGATCTGCGCCTCATTGACGTTGAGATGAAGATCAGCCGCGCCGACCTCAAGGCCGACGTGAAGAAGGACAAGTGGTGGTATCGCCGCGCCTGGGCTCGCAGCCGCCCCATGGAGCCGCTTAAGCGGGATTGGCCGCCAAGGGTTTGGAAGCACTACTACCTGATGCCACGCGCCATCTGGACGCCTGAGCTGCTGGAGGGCTTGCCCGAGACCTCGGGGGTCTTGTTGGCGCACGGCTCCCGGTCGATTGAATGCTACCGCAGGGCTATGCCCAGCCGGGAAGCCGAGAGGCTTGGCTCCCATGAAGTGATTGACATAGCCCGCCTGGCTGGGCTGCGGCTCTGGGATGCCCTGGAGCGTATAGATAGGCTCCAACCATCTAAGGAGCCACCTGTATGCGAATCACCATCAACGCTGACGAGAACGACGTTCTAGCCACGTCATCCATCGGCGGCAACGTCCTCTTCATCCCCAGGGGATCCATCGGCAGCTTCCTTGCCGAGGGCCTCGTTAACATCAAGACCGTCGAGACTTTTGAAGGGGCAAAGGTAACGGCGCCGCTGCCGTCGGATCCCGCGCAGGAGCTGCAGGTGAAGGTCAGCGAGCAGGCCGCCATCAAGCCCGTGCCCCTTCGCGTCGTATCCATCGGCGAGGAGGGCGAGATCTCGCTGGAGAGCAATGGTGAGCGCGTCGAATTCCAGTGGAATGAAGACCGGCGCTTCCCCTTCGCGGTCAACGCCAGCTTTATGGCGCGCGTCATTCCCGCTGACGCGGGCGCCGACTACGACTTCATGCTTCGAGTGGAGCACAGCGACTTAGTGCTTCATGCTCGGCGCGCAGGTATTGCGAAGGCGAAGCGACCGGCTAAGCAGCCTGCGAAGTTCAAAGCCAACTACAGGACGCCGAACGCGAAACCGCACATGGTCGTCTTGTGCTCTCATGGGGAAGATGAAGACGCTGAGTCAGCCACGCTCTTTGTCGTGGGGCGCTCCTTTGACGGAGATGATGAGGAGTTTCAGGGCGCCAAGCTTTCTGTGCCTGGGGTGAGCATTGCCTCCGGCACCAAGCTTTGGGCTCGGATTCAGCACGTGGGCTGGGAAGACGGCTATTCGACGTTCCGCGTGGATTTGGGCCCTGGGATGAAGCTCCGCGCCACGCGCGTCAATTGAACCACCCTGGGCTTCGGCCCTCAACCGCAAAGGAAGATGAAATGAAAACCCGCATGAAGATGACCTGCACCGGCAAGACCGAGACCCCGCAGGGCGACACGCAAATCCTGCTCCAGGCCCTCTACGAAGGCCCCGAAGGCGAGAACCGCGCTTTCGCCGATGCCGCGCCGGCTGCCAACCTCTCGGCGCTCATCAGCAAGGGCAAGGCCGCCCTCGAAAACTTCATCCAGGGCGAGGTCTACTACGTGGACATCGAACTCGTGGTGTCCGTGCGCGAGCGCGAAGGTACGACCGCCATGACCACGGCCGAGATCAAGACGCAGGCCGATGGCCTCGCCGATCCCCAGGCCTGAGCCAATGCGCCGAGTTCAGCCCCGGGTGCTGCGGCGCCCGCCCAAGCCCCGCCGAGTGCGGGCTTTCCGGAGGCCGTGGTGAGCTACTTCACGATGAGCGCGCAGGCTCGCCACGCCGCGCAGACGATCTGGCTGCAGCGCACCAACCCCATGCTGCAGATGAGCTGCTTCACGCGGCTCATGGCCAGGATCGACGACGCCACGCGGGCCCTGCAGAGCCGCACGACGATGCTCAAGGCCAACGAGGAGGGCCTGCGCATCGTCGACGACGTACTGGCTCGCACGCTGGAGGAATGGCGGCAGGCCGAGCCCAGCCTGCGTGACGTCATCGCCAGCGATGCCTTCTCCATCAAGGTCTTCGTCAGTCCCGACGACGCCAACAAGCTGGAGGTCGTGCTGAATGAAGAGCTGCTTCAGCTCAGCCGCGGTGAGCACGCCGTCGAGATGCTGGCGCCCACAAGTCCCGAGTTCGTCGGCCAAGCCGTGCGCGCCAAGGTCTCGCCCATGCAGCTCTGGAAGAAGCTCTACGGCGACGCCCGCTTTTAGGAGATCAACGTGGAAGACCAAGACAAAGAGCTGCTCGCCAGCCAGACCAGCAACCTCGTGGCGATGCTGGAGGCCAGCATCGACGAGGCCAAGACCCGGCTCACTACTGCGCTGGGCAAGGCAGCGCACAAGCATCTGCTCTCACTCGAGCGCCGCAGCGTGCAGCGGGCCCTTGTGCATGCCCAGGCGAGCCTCGCCGCCAAGATGCAGGCCAGCGCCAATGATGACCCCGACGTGCCCCTCCTGGCGCTGCAGGTTAACGTCATGGAGGCCTATGACAACGCGTTGGCTTATCGCTACCGCGCTGCCGTGCTTCAGGGCCTGAAGGAGGCCACGTGACGAGCATCACCATTGACGGCGAGGCCCTCGTTGTCATGCTGCAGAACCTCATCGAACTTTCTGGTGGGCACCAAAGCCCCACGGGCGACGAAGAGATTCGCGCTGCCAAGGCCTATCTGGAAGGCATTGAGGCGCTAGTGAGCCTCTCGGCTCACGTCCATGGCCGCATGACCGAACTCGTCACTTCGACGGCTCGAGTGCGAGCCCCTGTCGGCAGAGGTCTCCCTGGGGAGGCTTGGCTACTCGATAAGCTCAAGGAGGGCGTGGCGGATCTCTTGGCGGAAAACGCAGATGCCCGCGGTTGGCAGCTCTCCAAGGAGGAGATCCTGAGCAACCAGGTTGATCCCCGTCAACTGCGCATTGACGCAAAGCTGCAGGAGATGAAAGCCACGGAGCGCTTCTTCGTGTTCAAGGCCCTCGACAACATGGGCCTCACTACGGAGGAGCGCCTCTATCTCTGTGGAGACGCCACCTACGACAATGGCTGGCGCGATATGTGGCAAGCCCATATGAGAGAGCCCTCGTGAGAGCATTCGCAACGCTCGGCGAGGCCTACCGGTGGATGGAGGACGAACTCGACGATGACTGCGTCGACAACCATCGCCATGCCGTAGTAGGGAATGCAGAGCAAGAAGCCGCCTACGAGCGAGACTTGCAGGACGGCTGCTGTGGCTTCTTTGATCGCGTCGTGCTGATAGCCGGCGTGGAGACGAAGATCGGCTGCAACTACGGCCACTAAGGAGAACGAGACATGATTGACTTTTGGCCGATAGCCTTCCTAGTGTGGGGCCTGGGCATGCTGGCGCTAGGCGCAGTGCTTGGCTACGTGGTAGCCACTAGCAAGCCCCCGGAAGACGGCCACGAAGTCTGAGGCATAAGGGAAGAAGCCTGTAGCGCCCCAGGCCAGAGAGGCAAGTGAGGCAGTGAAAGCCTAGTCGCTACGTAAGTAGGCAGGCAGGCCATTCAGACTCTAGCTTGAGCTGCGCGGCAACGCAGCCTTCCCACCACTCACGTAGCCGCATGGGCTCGGGAGGTCGACCCAAGACGTTGGGCGCGACGCCCGGTAAGCCGTCCCAAGTGGGCGCATGATGACCGCCGCGAACAGTGCGGCAACTAATGGAGACCGGCGTTAGAGAGGAGAGTGGGTAACCGGCGCCCTCATGCTCTCCTCGCCACGTTAGTGGCCAGCTATCAAATTCCCTCACTTAGCCTACGTAAGGCCCAACGAGCTTTACGTAGGCTTACGTGCGTCTAGCCGCTAGTAGCGCTAAGGAGATAAATACCGTGGAAACACCAAGGACCAAGAACAAGGGTGGCCGCCCCCAGGGCTCCATGAATAAGCTCGCCGCCCAGGCCATCGAGCAAGCCAAGCTACAGGGCTTGCTGCCCCACGAGCTACTGCTGCAGGTCGCCAGGGGAGAGCCAATGCACCGCATGGTAGTTAAGCGCGGCCTCATCATGGAAGAGCCAGAGGCCTACGACTTCCAAGCCAGGCTTGACGCCATGAAAGCAGCGGCGCCTTACTACGCGCCGAAGATCAGCACAGTCGAAGTGATTAGTGGGGTACCCGATGCCGAGCTTGATGCAATCATTGCGCGCCTTGCCGCCGAAGCAGGCATTGATACTGGCGCTCACGGAGAAAGCCAGACGGGAGAAGATTCGGGCGACGAGGGAGACGGCTAGCCAGAGCGTCAGTGACCACGGCGACCTGCGCCCCGAGTTCAAGAACAGCCCGAGCCTAGTACTGGACCGCAATCACCCGCTCAGCGACCTCTACTACAAGAAGGCCCGCAATAAGGTCTACTGGGGTGGGCGGGGTTCCGCCAAGTCGTGGGCATTTGCAGAAGCCCTAGTGCGGCTCGCTAGTGCGCTGCCTCTACGTATCCTCTGCACTCGCGAGTTCCAGATCAGCATCCGCGACTCCAGCCACAAGCTGCTCAAGGACACGATCACGCGACTCGGCATGGATAGTTGGTTCATCGTCACCGACAAGAGCATCCGATCTCGTGTCGGTGCCGAGTTCATCTTCAAGGGCCTGCACGGCGCAGAGAATGGCATCCGCTCCATGGAAGGCGTCGACATCGCCTGGGTGGAGGAAGCCCAGACCGTGACGGCACTAAGCTGGCAGAGCCTGACGCCTACCTTGCGCAACGAAGGCTCCGAAGTCTGGGTGAGCTTCAACCTGATCGACGAGAACGACGCCACGTATCAGCGCTTCGTGAAGGCGCCGCCCACGGATCCCAATAGCACGGTCTGCGAGCCCAGGCGGCCTGACTCGATCGTGCACAAGGTCAACTACGATCGCAATCCATTCTTCACCACTGTCTTGCGCAATGAGATGGAGGCCGACAAAGCCAGCGACTACCACCTCTACGAGCACATCTGGCTGGGCATGCCCCGCAAGATCAGCTCGGCTATCGTGCTCAACCAGAAGTACGTCGTCATGGACTTCGACGACGAGCTGTGGAAGGAGGCCCCGCGGTTGCTCTACGGCGCCGACTTCGGCTACTCCCAGGATCCCTCGACGCTCAGCCGCATGTTCATCTTGCCGGCCAGCATCCGGGAGCCAGGGGCACGAGGCGAGGATCTCTACATCAGCCACGAGGCCTACGGCTCACACGTGGAGACCGAGGAATACGACGAGTTCTACGGCGACGTGCCTGGCAGCAAGGAATGGCACATCAAGGCCGACGCCGCGCGACCCGAGACCATCTCGGCCATCCGCAGGCGCGGCTACGCCATCAGTGCCGCCGAGAAGTGGGAGGGCAGCGTCAAGGACGGCATCCAGGCGTTGCGCAGCTTCAACAAGATCGTGATCCACACGCGATGCAAGCATCACGCCAGGGAGGCCTTCTTGTGGCGCTGGAAGGTGGACCCCAAGCAAGTCGACGACAAGGGCCAACCGCTGGTGCTGCCCATCCTCGTCGACAAGAACAACCACACGTGGGATGGCGTGCGCTACGGCCTTGACGGCTACATCCAGCGCACCGGGGCCATGGGCATGTGGGCGAAGCTCGGTCAGACCACTCCAGGCCTGCCCGATCCATCGAAGGGCGTGCTACCCGGCACTGCCCTCACGCGAACGTAAGGAGAAACCCAGATGGACAGCATCCAACATCTTCAAGTCACGCGAAACCTTGGCGCTCCCAAGGACTGGGACGTGAGCAAAGGCAAGTGTGGCAGCCTTCCTATTCAGGACATCGAGTACGCCGGAGCCCCTGCCATGCAAAGCCTGTGGCGGCCCTCGGCGCACGAGCTGGAGGCGTTGAAGCGTGGTGCCGTGCTGAGCCTGATCGTCTTAGGCAGCGTGCACCCTCCTGTGTCTCTTTTCATTACCGATGATCCCCTCAAGAAAGGAGCCTGAAATGGCAACCAGCAAGCAAAAGGCCAAGGCCAGTCAAGCCCCAGCAGGTGAGGAGGCCCAGCAACCGGCCCAGATCGAGCAGGAAGCCCCGCAAAGCCAGGCGGTGCCCCATCCCCCCACGAAGGCCCGCAAGACGGCGCCTATCGCCCCCAAGGCGACGAGCGGCAACAGCCCCCAGGTCGTGCTGGCCATCCGCAATGCCATTGCCGAGGCGCTCTACACGCGCCACGCCGATGCCATCCCGGCTGGCATCGAGAAGATCGGCGCGCTGTCCACGCTCAAGGCTCACCCGAGCGTGGCCGCCTACAAGGCCGAGGCCCTCGACTACCTGCGCGGCAAGCTGGCGCCTGCCGACGAGGAGCAGGAGGCATGAGCCGGGTGGTCATCCACTTGGCGAATGGCTCGCGCGTGCGCTTCCTCGATTCACCGGGGGAGCGGCTGCGCGGCCTCATGCAGGCCACGGGGCGCACGAGCCACCGCGACATGCTCGCCGCGCAGATGGAGCCCTACATGCACGGCACGAAGGAGGCGGCAACGCCTCTCTACGCAGCCTACCCCCTCACCCAGGTCAGCCATGACGCCCTGGCCGGGTGGTGCGCCATGTGGGGGCTGCCCCTCGTCATGGACCCCCACGTGACGGTGGCCTACACGCGAAAGCCCATCATGGCCAGCCGCGTGCCCAAGACGAGCGCAGGCATGGTGGTTCCACCTGGCGGCCGCAGCATCGAGCGCTTCGGCGATTCCATCGTGCTCTGCCTGGACTGCGACGAGCTGCAAGCCAGGCATGCCGACTACGTCAAGGCTGGGGCGAGCTGGGACTACCCGAGCTATCGCCCCCACATCACGTTGGCGCATGCCGATGTCATGGGGCCGACGTCCGAGGATCTCATCCCGCCCTACGACGAGCCCATCACACTCGACGCTGAAACGAGAAGCCCAATCCTCTCGCAAAGCGACCTAGCTACTTGAAGGAGCAGCCCGTGAAGCAGATACATATTCACCTGCATCGACACGCCACGCAGGACACGAACTGGGAGGAGAGCAAGCATCCTCGCGCCTCCAATGGCAAGTTCGGCAAGGGAGGCGGTAAAGCCGACGCGAAGGCGACCGCCAAAGCCTTCGCAGAGCTGAAGAGCCACCCCAACTACAGCGAGGCCGACTTCACCTACCTCAAGGACAAGGGCTACTCGCCCGATGAGATCCGCGCCATCTGGGATCGCGACCGCAAGGCAGGCCACGGCCCGCAGCTCGGCAACAAGAACAGCGCTGAGAACAAGCACCACATGCAGCAGATCGGCAAGGCCATGGGCCTGGGCCGCAAGTAAACCACTTACCAAGGAGTGCCCATGGCTGCAAAGCTATCAGTCCGCGCAGCCGTGCGCGATGCCAAGCGCGAGGACACGGCGGCCCGCAAGACGCTGACGGCCGTGGGGGGCTACAAGACCCCGGATCACGGCAAGAAGCTCGTCACGGCGGCCACGATGGACAACTTCGTGAACTTCGCCCACAAGCTGGGCGTGGGCGCCGATAACGCGCTCACCAGCGGCACGTATGGCTTCAACCCCATCACGCGCAACCGCCTGCTGCTCGAGTGGATCCACCGCGGATCCTGGCTGGGTGGCGTGGCCGTCGACATCATCGCCGACGACATGACGCGCGCCGGCGTGGACTTCACCACGGAGATGGACCCCAGCGACCAGGAAGACCTGGAGCACGAGATCACCAACCTCGGCATCTGGGACAGCCTGAATGAAGGCATCCAGTGGGGGCGCCTCTACGGCGGCTCCATCGTCGTGGCGCTGATCGACGGCCAGGATCCCAAGACGCCGCTGCGCCTGGAGACCGTGGGCCCCGACCAGTTTAAGGGCCTCACCGTCCTCGACCGCTGGATGATCGAGCCCAGCCTGGAGGATCTCGTCACGGACTACGGGCCGCACCTGGGCCTGCCGAAGTACTACAAGGTGCAGGCCAACGCCCCTGCCCTCCGCGGCCAGGTCGTGCATCACAGCCGCGTGGTGCTGCGGCATGTCGGCATCAAGCTGCCTTACCAGCAGGCCATGACGGAGAACCTCTGGGGCATCTCCGTGCTTGAGCGGCTCTACGACCGCATGATTGCCTTCGACTCGGCAAGCACGGGCGCCGCGCAGCTCGTCTTCAAGAGCCACCTGCGCACGCTCAAGATCCCCGGCTTGCGCGAGATCGTGGCGGCAGGCGGGCAGACCTTGAATGGCCTGCTTGCCTACACGGAGATGATGCGGCGCTTCCAGGGCATCGAAGGCATGACGCTGATCGATGGCGAGGACGAGTTCGACGTGCAGACGTCGACTGCCTTTAGTGGCGTCGACTCCGTCATCACGCAGCTCGGCCAGCAGCTCAGCGGCGCCCTGCAGATCCCCATGACCCGCCTCTTCGGGCAGGCCCCAGGCGGCATGAGCACGGATGACCAGAGCGGCATGCGGACCTACCACGACGGCATCCAGCAGAAGCAGCGCAAGGAGATGACCCAGGGCGTGACCATGGTCTACAAGCTCACGGCAGCCAGCAAGGCCATCAAGCTGCCGCCGAACTTCGCCCTGGACTTCGCAAGCCTGCAGCAGATGAGCGACGAGCAGAAAGCCACGGTGGCCGGTCAGATCACGGACTCCGTCACCAAGGCCCTCGACGCTGGCCTCGTCACGCAGCAAACCGGCATGCAGGAGCTGCGCCAGAGCAGCCGCACTACGGGCGTCTTCACGAAGATCACCAGCGAGGCCATCGAAGCCGCTGATGACGAAGTGCAGCCGCCCATCAGCGAACTCGACCAGCAGCTCATGCTCACCGAGGCCGCCGCCAGTGCGAAGACGGCGGGCGGCAATGAAGAGGAAGACACGTCACTGCCAGGAGATGAGAATGACAAGACTCGACCGAACGGGCAAGAGAAGCCAGTGGGAAGTCGCCAGAGGCGTCGAGCGCTCGTACCAGAGTAGGCTCCTCACCGTCGCCAAGCAAGTCGGCGACATGGTGAGTGGCCTCGCCCCTGGGGGCATCGTGACGGATCTCGGCGCCCTCCTCGACATGCTCAATCGCTACAGCGCGCTCATCACGCCCTGGGCTACCAGCGTAGCCAATGCCATGGTGAGCGACGTCAACCGGCGCAACGAGCTGATCTGGAAGCGCGTTGGTAAGCAGATGGGGCGCGAGATCCGCAACGAGATTGCCACGAGCCCGCAGGGCATCGTCTACCGCGATCTCATGGCGGAGAACGTCGACCTCATCAAGAGCATCCCGCTCAAGGCTGGGGAGCGCGTGCAGAAGCTCACGACAGAGGCCTTGTCCACGGGCCGCCGCGCCGAGAGCATTGCCCGCGAGATCCAGAACACGACGCGCGTATCGAAGAGCCGAGCCAGGCTCATCGCTCGCACGGAGGTGGCTCGCACTTCTGCCCTCTTCACGCAGGCCCGCGCCATGCAGGTCGGCAGCGAGGGCTACATCTGGCGCACGAGTGAGGACTCCGACGTGCGCGAAACCCACAAGGCCCAAAACGGCAAGTACATCCGCTGGGATAAGCCGCCAAAGACCGACAAGGATCTCGACCCCTACCACGCGGGCTGCGGGCCGAACTGCCGCTGCTACCCGGAGCCCGTCTTCCCAGAACTCTAGAAAGGAATCGCAATGGCAACGTTCAATGCAAGCCTCTATCAGGGCTCCAATGCACCAGCTCAGGGGGCACAGCCAGTCGTCAACGACACGCCCTTCGGCTTCCAGGCACGGGCCCTCTACGTGGGCGTCGGTGGCAACATCGCCGTGACCATGGCCGATGGTTCCACCGCCGTCTTCTCCAACGTTCCAGGGGGCTCCGTCCTGCCGATCCGCTGCACGCTCGTTGCGGCATCCGGCACGACGGCGACGAACCTGATCGCCCTCTACTGAGATGATTGGTCTCGGCCTCAACATCTGGCGCAACCAAGCCGGATCTCGCTTGGGCCCCGAGCTGGTTGTCAACGGAGACTTCAGCAATGGCGCCACGGGCTGGACGCTGGGCACCAACTGGGCAGTGAGTGCGGGGCTCCTAGTCGCTACCGCTGCAGCCCAGGACTCTTTTACGAAGACAACCGCGGGCGTGGTGATCGCCGGCAAGTCCTACCAGATCAAGATCGACGCCCCTGCCTACACGTCGGGTGGATGGAAGGTCTTGCTGGAGGGCGGCGCCAACGTCTTCGGCGACAAGACGGGCAGCGGCTCCTTCACTGCCATCGTGCCGGTCACGGTCACCGGCAGTCTCTATATCTGGGCCAACGCCTTGCTGACGGCGGCCTTCGACAACGTCTCCGTAAGAGAAGTTCTTCCACCCACTTGAAAGAAACCAATGGCAACTACTCCCCGTCCCCAGACCCATCCGCTGACCCGCGACTTGCTCGCCATGGGTGTCGTGCGGCTCTCCGCCGATGGCACCACACTCCTGGCCCCCGATGGCACGGCTCTCGCCGGACTCGCCGGCGTGGCCCCGGCTGCAACGTCTACTGTGGCGGGCGTCGTCAAGCAAGGCGCCACCGTCGCCAATGCCACCGATGCCGCCACGGCCATCACCCAGCTCAACGCCCTCATCGCCAGCCTTCGGGCCGCTGGCTCCATCGCTTAACCAAGGAGGCTCTCATGCAATCGCATCGAACTGCCGACCGCGGGCCTCCCGGCCAAGGTCAAGGGCAGGTCATGGCCGTGCACACGGTCCACCAGATCGGTCCCAATCGCCAGCTCTTGCCGAATGGCAATCTGCTGTGCACCGCCGTGCCCATTGCACGGAGTGGCTGGCTACTTTACGGGCCCGGTGAGGTGCCCGTCAAGCCGGGCGCCAATGGCATCGTCTACATCGAGCGGAAGACGGAGGATCTCTTCAATCCTCTGACGATGGCGAGCTTCAACGCAGCAGCGCTGACGAACGACCACCCCACCGATGACGTGACCCCCCTGAACTGGAATGGCCTCGCCGGTGGCTTTGCCATCAACGTGCGCCAGGGCACGGGAGACGATGCCGACGTCCTGCTTGCCGACCTCATGGTGACCAACAAGGATCTCATCGACGCCATCCAGAAAGGCAAGATTGAGGTCAGTGCGGGTTACGACGCCGACTACGTGGACCTCGGCGATGGCTTCGGCCGTCAGTCCAACATCATCGGCAACCACATCGCATTGGTCGAAAAAGGCCGCTGCGGTCCTCGCTGCGCAATCGGCGACAACGCTTTCTTTGTTCCACCACCGCTCTCAAAGGAAACACCCATGAGCACCCGTACCCCCCTGCGCCAATCGCGCGTTCCGCTCGTCGACGAAGCAGCCAAGGAAGCCGCACGCCAGAAGGTGCGCGACGCCCAGCTCGAACTCGAGGCCCTCGAAGAAGCCGGCGAAGAAGGCAACGCCACGCACGTGCACATCCACAACTACGGCGGCGACGCCACGAAACCGCCCGCCGATGGCAGCAGCGCTGGCAAGACCCTCGACGCGGCCACCGAAGAGCGCTTCGTGAAGCTCGAAGGCGGCCTCGACGAGATCAAGGCCCTCATCAAGGGCATCGTCACCAAGGATGCCGCCGCCCCCGAGGAAGACGACGAAGAGATGGAAGACGACGGCAAGGGCGGCAAGCGCAAGAAGACCAAGGCAGGCACTGGTGACAGCGCAGCCCTGGCCACGAGCTACACCACCCTGGCCAGCCAGGCCGAGATCCTGCAGCCCGGCTTCAAGGTGCCCACGTTCGACGCGGCGGCCACGCGCGCCCAGACGGTGGACCGCATGTGCAACGTGCGCCGCAAGGTGCTCGATGCCTTCGGCGCCACGACCGAAGGCGCTGCCATGCTGCTCGCCGCCAACGGCGGCCAACCCGTCGACCTGCTGACGATGGACTGCGCGACCTGCGCCACGCTGTTCACCTCGGCTGCTGCCGCGAAGGCCGCCGCGAACAATGCCTCGGCAACGCGCGACAGCGCCCGCATGGCGGCAGGCACGGGCGTCATGAACGTCGATGCCCCCAAGCTGCCCAGCCCGGCCGACTTCAACAAGGCGGCACAAGACTTCTGGAAGGGCCAATAAGACGAAAAGCCCTCCCATCAACCAGTAAGCACTCCTTCAACTCCTGAACAGGAATACGAAATGAAAAAGACTGTCCTGGCCACCGCTGTTCTCGCGCTGGCCGCTGCCTCCGCTGGTGTCCGCGCACGCACGCGCGACATCTCCTACAACCTGCGCATGCCCGCTGGCTTCCCCGGCGACGTGAACCGCACGCACCCGGCTTCGATCCTGCCGGGCCTCACCAACCCCACGAACCCGCCGCGCCTCTTCGGTGACGCTGTGCTGATCGACACGGCAACGAACAGCTACCGTGCCCTCCTGGCTGGCGACACGGCCATCACCAAGGTCGACGGTATCCTCGTGCGCCCCTACCCCACTCAGCAACAGAGCGGCGGCATGGCGGCGAGCATCGGTGCCGCTCCTGGCCCGCTGGGCAACCAGGTGTGCGACGTCCTCAACGAGGGCTTCATCATCGCGCGCTGCAACAACTTCGCGGCTCAGCAGCCCACCAAGGGTGGCGCCGTCTACATCTGGGTGGCGGCTTCGAGCGGCGCCCACGTGCAGGGCGGCTTCGAGAGCGTCACGTCGGCGGGCAACACCGCGGGCCCCATCACCAACCTGAAGTGGAACGGCCCGACCGACGGCAACGGCATCACCGAGATCCAGATCGCGGCACCGCTGGCGTAAGCCTCGGCGAGTCCCAACGGTTACCCATCCATTCAACAGATTCAAGGAATCGCCAAATGAAACGCCTCTTCTCTTCTCCCCTGGCCGCCGCTGCGCTGGTGGCAATGGGCGCACCCAACGTCATCCGTGCCCGCACGCGAGACACCGCGCTGACGTTCGACAGCGCCATGCTGCCCTTCACGCCGCTCGACGGCTACGGCAACATGCGCGGCAAGGTGCTGGACCATGCCTACCGCACCTGGGATGGCAAGCGCACCGTCGACTCCACCGGTGCCTTCCTGATCGGCGAACTCGAGCGCCTCGACCAGACCATCAACACGCCGCTGGCCGCCGTCACCTGGAGCCGTGACATCGAGCTGCGCGAGGACGTCACCATCGCCGACGAAGTCTCCAGCTTCACGCTCACGGGCTTCGGCTCGGCGGGCAACCTCGGCACGGGTAACGGCGTGCGCAACGGCAAGGCCTGGATCGGCAAGGCAACCGACCAGATCGGTGGCGTCGGCGTGGACACGGGCAAGATCCCGAACCCGCTGACCCCGTGGGGCCTGGAGATCAAGTACTCCATCCTCGAACTGGAAAGCGCCGCCAAGATGGGCCGCCCCATCGACGCCCAGAAGTACGAGGCCCTGCAGCTCAAGCTCCAGATGGACACGGACGAGCAGGTCTACGTCGGCGATGCCACGCTGAACGTGGGCGGCCTCGTGAACAATGCGCTGGTGACCAACATCGCCAACGTGCCCAATGGCGCCGGTGGCTCGCCGCTGTGGAGCAACAAGACGCCGAACGAGATCCTGGCCGACGTGAACGAGATCATCTTCTCGGCCTGGGCTCAATCGGCGTTTGCCGTGCTGCCGAACCGCCTGCTGCTGCCGCCGCTGAAGTTCGGCTACATCAACGCCACGCCGGTGACCACGGCCGGCACGGGCTCCATCCTGAAGTTCATCATGGAGAACAACCTGCTGGTGGCGCAAGGCCTGGGCAACCTCGTCATCGCTCCGGCGAAGTGGCTGGTGGGCGCAGGCGTCGGTGGCAACATCGGCGTGAGCGGCACCGACCGCATGGTGGCGTACCGCAAGGACAAGAAGTACGTGCGCTTCCCCATGACGCCGCTGCAGCGCACGCCCGTGCAGTACGACAGCATCTACCACAAGTCCACGTACTTCTGCCGCCTCGGCGTCGTCGAAGTCGTGTACCCGGAAACGCTGGCCTACCGCGACGGCTTCTAAGCCCTGGGCCTCGGCCTCAGTGAAGTAAGGGGGAAGGCATCACTGCCTCCCCCTTTTTGTTTCTTTTTCTGGAGTACCCAACCATGACTGCCAAGAAGACTACCGCCGCCGCCAAGCAGGCCCCGGCAAAGCGCACGCCCCTCGTTCGCGAAGGCGTGGACCCGCGTGACGGCGCAACCGCGGACGTCGAACAAGACGACGCCAAGGATCTCGCGCAGCGCACCGCGGAATCCGTGGTGGCCGCTGCCCCCACCCCCAATCAAAGCAACGATCTGGAGGCCGCCAACAAGGCCCCAGGCGCGGGTGGCGTAGCCACTCCCCCTGCGCCCCCTCCCGCCGCGCGCAAGCGCGCCAAGCTGGTCAGCGACGAGGAAGTGGAAGTCGAACCCACGCCCCGTCACTTCCAGCTCATGGACGACAACGGCCAGCTCCATCCCTACCCTGCCGGCACCACGAAGATGCTCAAGGAGCACGCCGAGCACTGGTATTCCGAGGCCAATGGCGTCGTCATCAAGTAAGCAACCCCCAGCCCCCGAAGGAGGCCATCATGGCTAACCCAGTAGATCCGGCTTCCTTTCGGGAGGCTTTTCCTGCTTTCGCAGACATCACCAAGTATCCCGACGCCGAGGTTCAGTTCTGGATCAACCTCGGCTACCAGCTCACGGCGAATGGCTTTCGCTGGGGCGACCTGCAGAGCTATGGCGTGCAGCTCTTCGTAGCCCACAACCTCGCGCTCGAAGCCATGAGCAAGGGCTCGGGTGGCGGCGGCACGCCTGGAGCCGTCGTAGGCCCCCTCACGTCGGGCGCCGTCGACAAGGTGAGCTACGCCCGCAATCCAGCGGCGGCCATGGACCCGAAGAACGGTCACTGGAACCTCACCACCTACGGGCTGCGCTACATCCGCCTCGTCAACATGGTGGGCGCCGGTCCCGTGCAAGTGGGCGTGCCCCCAGGCGGCAGCAACTACAACCCGGGCCAAGCCTGGCCCGGCGTGGTCTATCCGCAGTCCGTGCAGTAGCCATGGCCTCGAAGCCCAGCCGCTCCAAGAACACGGTCCAGGTCAAGAACACCAAGGAGAACCTGGAGCTGGTCAGCCAGGCCTTGGTGGATCTCGTGGAAACGCAGGTGCTCGTGGGCTTCCCCGACGACACCAGCGACCGCGACAACGAAGGCCTTGCCGACAAGGATCTCACGAATGCCGCCCTGGGCTACATCCACGACAACGGCGCCCCCGAGGCGCGCATCCCGCAGCGCGAGTTCATGCGCCCAGGTATCGAGGCCGTGCAGGACGACATAGCTGACTTGCTGGGCAGGACGGCACGCAACACGCTCAAGGGCGGTGGCCCAGAGGCCGTGCATGCCGGTCTCACGCAAGTAGGCTTCAAGGCTGCCAACAGCATCAAGCGCACGATCAACGAGGGGGTGCCCCCTCCCCTATCGGCAGTCACGCTGCGCAATCGCATGAGGAAGGGCCGCAAGAACGGTGGTGGCGCCCGCAAGGGGGCAATGATCGAACTCGACCGGCGCGATGACGGCCAGACCCCCAGCGTGGAGTTCGCCAAGCCGCTCGTCGATACCGCGCAGATGCGCAACGCCGTCACCTTCGTCCTGCGCAACCGCAAGGGCAAAGACACAGAGACCAAGGAGAACTAGCAATGCCGCTACTCGACGTTTCCTTCGTCGTGGAAGACCCGATGTTCGCCGATACCTTCAACCTCATGCGTCGCCAAGATGCCGTGGGAGCGAATGGGCGCACGACGATCATCACCACGGCCACCCTCCTCGCCGTCGTGGGCACCGTTACCCAGCAGGATCCCGCCGCGCTGATGCGCCAGGACTCGGAGCAGCACGTGCCGCGCCGCATCTTCCTGGCCAGCAAGACGGCGTTCCGCCCCGCGTCTCGAAGTCCCGACGGCCTCACCCAATACCAGCCCGACCAGATCCTCTGGCCGGTGAACGCAGATGGCACGCCAGCAGATGGCGCCACGCTCTACACCGTGGAGCAAGTCTTCCCCTACAAGCGCTATGGCGGCGGCCTCTACGAATGCGTGGCGACGTCGATGAATGCCATGGACGTGCCGCAATAAGGAGGGCCTATGGCTACTTTCATCAGACCCGAGGCCGTCCCCAATCCGTTGGAGGATGACGCCCTCATCGACGCCATGCAGGCCACCGTGGTGGGGGTCACGGGCCTCGACCCCACGCTCGTGCGGCCACGCAATCAACCAGCGCCGCCGAACTTGCCGGACTTCTCGCTGAACTGGGCAAGCCTCGGCCTCACGGTCACGGACAGCGACAGCTACGCCTTCGTGCGCCAGGTCAACGACACCGACATGGAGCTGGAGCACGACCAGGAGATCACGCTGCTTGCCATCTTCTACGGCAGCAGCGCGCAGAGCTACGTGGGCTTGCTTCGCGACGGCCTGCAGATCGAGCAGAACCGCTGGGCCCTTGGGGCACTGGGGGTGAAGCTTGTGAGCACGGGCCGCGAGCGGCACATCCCCTCCCTGCTCAAAGAGATCTGGCAGCAGCGCTACGACTTGCCGGTTGTCTGGCGGCGCCGCGTGCGCCGCGTCTACAAGAGCGCTTCGGTCATCGGCGTCAGCCTCGGCCTCGATAACGAGCACTACATCACCCCTATCGTCGTCAGTCCTCCCACCCCTTGAAGGAAATCAAATGAAACCCAGTCTTTCCGTTTCTCGCATTGTGGCCGTCAGCGTCTCTCTGACGCAGGCGGGAGCACAGGCGCAGAGCCTTTCCAACATGCTGGTCATGGGCACGTCAACGGTGATCGATCCCGTGGAGCGCTATCGCAGCTACACGGATCTCACCGACGTTGCCAATGACTTCGGCCTGCTTGCCGAGGAATACAAGGCAGCGCAGCGCTGGTTCAGCCAGTCGCCGCAACCCACGGAGCTGTTCGTCGCCCGCTGGGTCAACACGCCCTCGCAAGGCGGCATCCGCGGTGCCACGCTGCCGAACTCGAGCCAGCTCATCGCCACCTGGAATGCCATCACCAACGGCAGCTTCAAGGTTGGGAAGAATGGCGCCGCAGCCGCCGACATCACGGGCCTGAACTTCTCGGCTGCCGCCAACCTGAACGCCGTGGCCGGCATCATCCAGACCGCCCTCACCGGCACCACGGTGATCTGGAACGCCAACTACCAGCGCTTCGAGATCACCAGCACGACGAACGGCACCACGTCGGCTATCAGCTTCCTCCAGCCGGCAGCCACGGGCACCGACATCTCGTCGCTGCTCGGCATGACCGCGGCTTCCAGCGGCGCCTACCTGTTCACCGGCCAGGTTGCCGAATCGGCTGTGTCGGCTGTGCAGCTCATGGACGCCACGCTCGGCCAGAAGTGGTATGGCGTGGGCGTGCCCAGTGCCGTCGATGCCGATCACCTGGCCATCGCGGCTTTCATCGAAGGCACGAACACGAAGCACACCTACTGGGTGACGAGCGCCTCGGCCGGCATCATCTCGGCCGTTTCCACGACGGACATCGCCTATCTGCTCTCGCAGCTCGGCTATCGTCGCACGTTCACGCAATACTCGTCGAGCGATGCCTATGCCGCCTTCTCGGCGGCTGGCCGCATCCTCACGACGGACTTCGACGGCAATGCCACGGTCATCACGCTCAAGTTCAAGCAAGAGCCTGGCGTCGTGGCGGAATCGCTCAACACGAACCAAGCCAACGCCGCCGAAGCGAAGAACGCCAACATCTTCGTCAACTACAACAACGACACGGCCATCATCGAGCAAGGCGTCATGGCCGATGGCACGTTCGTGGATATCGTCACGGGCACCGACTGGCTTGCCGTGGAGCTGCAGCAGCGCGTCTACAACCTGCTCTACACGAGCCCGACGAAGATCCCGCAGACCAACCCCGGCATGGCCCTGCTGACGACGACCTGCGAGGCCGTTTGCACGCAAGGCGTGACCAATGGCCTGCTGGCTCCCGGCGTCTGGAACAGCAACGGCTTCGGCCTGCTCAAGCAAGGCGACTACCTGGAGAAGGGCTTCTACGTCTACGCGCCGAACGTCGATACCCAGGATCCCGCCGATCGTGCGGACCGCCTCGCCGTACCCATCCAGGTCGCCGCGAAGCTGGCCGGTGCCATCCACCACTCCGACATCGCTGTGACGGTCAACCAGTAATCCAAGCCATCAAACAGGAGTTAATCACATGAACAAGACCTACAGCTTCCTCGACGTGGCATGCTCGCTGAGCGGCCCCGGTGGCATCATTGCCCTCGGCGCCGGCGCAGGCAATGCCGAGGAAGGCATCACCTTCACGCCCGTGGGGCCCTTCAACGGCATGACGATCGGCGCCGATGGCAGCGGCATGCACAGCCTCTTCGCCGACCGCTCTGCCAAGGCCACGGTGCGCCTGCTCAAGACGTCGCCCGTGAATGCCCAGCTCTCGCAGATGGTGGCCTTCCAGCGCTCCAGCGGCGCCCTGCATGGCCAGAACACGCTCGCGCTGAATGACTCCAGCCGCAACGACAGCATCACCGGCCAACAGGTGGCTTTCGCAAAGATTCCCGACATGGCCTACGCGAAGGAAGGCGGCTTCGTGGACTGGGAATTCGACATCGTCCGCATGGACATGCGCCTCGGCTCGTAAGAGCTTCGTTTCCTAAGGAGAACCACAAATGACAGAAGTGACCATTGCCGGCAAGAAGTATCGCGTCGGCACCCTCGACGCGATGCAGCAGCTCCACGTGGGCCGCCGCATCGCTCCCCTCGTGGCAACGCTCGGCCTGAGCTTGGACCTGGGGGCCATCTTCGGGGGCCGCAAGCTCAGCGTCGAAGAGCTGCTGCCCACCATCGGCCCGATCTCCCACATACTCTCGGCCATGACGGACGAGCACGTGGACTACATCGTAGCCACGTGCCTCGGCGTCGTCCAACGCGAGGAGCGCGGAGGCGACAAGCAATTGTGGGCCCCCGTGACGAACGGCGCCAAGATCATGTATGCCGACATCGATCTGCTTGGCACTTGCCGCCTCGTCGTGGAAGTGCTTCGCGCCAACCTCGGGGATTTTATGAAGGAGCTGATCGACGGCGCCGACTCGAGCAGCTCCTCAGCAACCCAGAAAGCCTAGGCGTCACCACGCTCACGATGATGGAGAACGAGGACATCCTCTACCGCCCCGTCTTGCGGGGCATCCTTCCCGAGAGCGCGCTCTGGGATGGCTCCATCAGCTTGGGCCGCATCATGCTTCTCAACGAAGCCATCGATGTAGAAGAAGAAAACAAGTATCGGCAGAGTAAGGCACTTGCCGAGAAGGCGCGGGCAGACGCGCAGAATCAACCACGACGGAGGTACTAGGCTATGGCCGATACAGCATCGACGATCTTGCGAGAGTACCTCGTGCGCGTTGGCTTCTCTGTGGACAAGACGGAGAAGAAGAAATTTGAGGATGGCCTGGAGAAATGGGACAAGCGAGCCGACAAGCTGGCGAAGGCCCTCTTCAGCGCCGCCAGTGCGTCGGCTGCCATGGTGGCGGCCTTCAGCTACAACATGGAGAAGCTCTACTACGCAAGCCGACGCATCGACTCGACGGTTGGCAACATCCAGGCGCTCGACTTCGCCAGCCGCAACGTGGGGGTGAAGAACATCCAGCAGAGCATGGAAGCCCTTGCGCGCAACCTGCGCAGCAACCCTGGGCTCACCGGCCTCCTGCAAAGCCTTGGCGTTCCCGTCAAGGGCCGCGACAAGGCCGACGTCCTCATGGATCTCGTGACGCAGCTCAAGAAGATGCCCTTCTTCGTCGCTGAGAAGTTTGGCAATCTCTTCGGCATCGACGCCGACACGCTCTTCATGCTGCAGGATGGCCTCGACAAGTGGAAGGAAGCCAATGCCCAGCGCAAGCAATGGGCGGCAGAAATGGGCGTTGATTCAGACGCTGCAGCACGGGCTAGCGTCGAGCTGAACAACCAATGGCGGGAAGTGGCGGAGCGCGCTGGATTGTTCCGCGATGCTCTCGTCATCTCCATCCTGCCCACGCTGAAGGAAGTGGGCGATGTGACCAAGCTGCTGCTGGCTGACTGGACGGCCATCGTCCAGCAAGGTGACGTCTTCGCGCGCCTGCTCGAAGGCTTGGGCCTAAAGCAGACTGGCGGCGGCGTGACTCTCAGCAAGGAGTCTCAGCAGCGCCTCGGCTTGGGTGAGGCAGACCAGGATACGATCGTCGGCCAGAACCTGGGTACTGGCGAGCAGGTGGTGTTTCGCAAGAAGCTCCTCGACCGGCTCTACGACCGCTTCATGAAGTGGGGTGGCGCCAAGAAGTATCAGACGCCCCTCGCCGATCAAGCCTCAGTTGATGCCGCCCAGGACACGACTGCCTTCACGCGCGGCGGCACTGGTATTGCTACGGCTCCCGCCACGATCGTGGCGCCCAAGGGGTCCGGACAGCTTGCCGATGGCGGCCCTGCCCCCGGTCCCAAGGTGGGCAAGGCCGAGGCTGCGCGGCAGATCGAGGCCGCCAACAAGGCTGCCCCGCTCTTCGCAGCACTGGAGAAGCGCTACGGCTTGCCGCCTGGGCTGCTGGGGCGCGTGTGGGCCCAGGAATCGAGCCGCGGTGGCAACATGTTGTCGTCGGCAGGCGCTCAAGGCCATTTCCAGTTCATGCCCAGCACTGCGAAGCAGTATGGCCTGCAGGATCCCTTCAACCTAGAGCAAAGCGCCGAGGCTTCGGCGCAGATGTACTCGAATCTGCTGAAGAAGTATGGCGGCGACATCAACAAGGCGGCTGCTGCCTATAACTGGGGTGAGGGCCGCGTCGACCGCTACGGCCTCGGCAAGGCTCCAGCGGAGACGCGGGGCTATATGGCGGCCATTGCCGGCAGCGGCGGCCAGCAGAGCCCGACGATCATGCAGAACGTGAACATCAACATCACCGGGGCAAGCGATCCCAAAGAAACCGGCGCGCAGGTCCAGGCTGGGATCACCCAGGCTAACTCCGACATCACGCGTAACTTCAAACCGAGGGTCCAATAATGATTGGCTTTGTCGATCCGAGCCTTGATGGCGGCGACCAAGTGATCCAGGTCACTCCGGTGCGCAGCATCGGGCCCTTCACGGCTCAGGTCACCATTGAAGAGCGCCACGCCGATGAGATGGTCATCACCGATCATCCCGTTGAAAGCGGCGCCGTCATCAGTGACCACGCCTACATGCTGCCCAGCACCTTGCTTATCCGAGGCGGCTGGAGTGAGAGCCCTTCTGTCGACGGCGGCATTGGCTCTCTTACCGCGGACGTCGGTCTAGGTCTTTCGGGACTGACGTCGATGACCAGCGGTGAGGGCGTCGGCTCTGTGCGTGAGATGTACGAGAACATGCTCGTGCTCCAAAGCTCTCGCATTCCTTTCGAGATCCAAACGGGCAAGCGCGTCTACCAGAACATGCTCATCCGCCGACTCGAGACCACGACTGACAAGGAGAACGAGAACTCCATCATCATGACGATCGACTGCCGAGAGGTGTTGATCGTCAAGACGCAAGTGGTCAGCGTGGGCGCTCCTCCCGAGGACCAGGAGAACGCGGAGAGCACGCAGGCCACCAGCGAGAAGGGCACCAAGCAGCTCGCGGAGGCTTCCTCCTACAACGCCGACGCTGGGGCCGCCAGCGCGGCCGCCAGCCCTACGGGAGCGCAATAGCATGAAGGCCTACGAGATTCCCCTCTCTCCTGAGCCCCAGCTCTTCAACATCCAGTTGGCTGGGGTGACCTACTACCTGACGCTTCGCTGGAATGGCGAAGCCGAGGCATGGCGCCTGGACATCGCTGCCCAGGACCGCACGCCGCTCCTCAATGGCCTCCTCGTGGTCACCGGCCTCGACCTCCTGGGGCAATACGCATACCTCGGCTTCGGCGGCATGCTGATCGTGCAAACGGATGCCGACCCAGATGCCGTGCCTACTTTCGAGAACCTTGGCAAAGAGGGGCACATCTTCTTTGTAGTGAAGGACTAGCCATGGCCGACGACATCCAGTTTCTTCGCCGCGCTTCCCTGATCCTCGTGGAAGGCGAAAAGGCGATTGACTTGAGCGAGATGCATTTCAAGTTCGAGACCAAGCAGGCCGACGAGGAGAGCCCCAACAACTGCGCTGTGCGGGTCTTCAATTTGAGTGAGGACACCATCAAGAAGGTCAAGGGCGAATACAGCGAGATCGTTCTCCAGGCTGGATACGAGCAAGGCGCCTTCGGCGTGATCTTTCAGGGCACCATCAAGCAATTCCGGGAGGGCAAGGATCCCGACGGCGCTACCAACTACCTCGATATCCTGGCTGCCGACGGCGACCTGGCCTACAACTTTTCGCTGGTGAACATGAGCCTGGCTGCTGGATCCACCGCGGAGCAGCGCGTCCAGGCGGCTATTGGTGCCATGAATGCCAACGGCGTAACAGCAGGAAGCATCAACATCCCTGGGACCGGTGGCGTGCTGCCAAGGGGCAAGGTGCTCTTTGGCCTTGCCCGCGCTGCACTGCGCCAGGAGACGGGCTCGCAAGGCACGACGTGGAACATCAACAACGGGCAGGTGAACATCGTGCCCCTAGACAGCTACCTGCCCACGGAGGCTGTCGTGCTCACCTCCAACACCGGCCTCATTGGCCGCATCGAGCAGACCGAGCAAGGCATGGTATGCCGCGCCCTCATCAACCCAAAGCTGATCGTGGGCGGTCTCGTGCAGATCGACAACCGGAGCATCAATACCACGAGCCAGGCGCCCAACGCTCAACTCGAGGGCGGCTCTCAAGTGCCCTACAACAAGTGGGCTGGCGTGCAGCAATTCGCAAGCACGAGCGAGGACGGTCTCTACCGCATCTACGTGGCTGAGTTCGTGGGGGACACGCGCGGCCCCCAGTGGTATGTGGACCTGATCTGCCTCAGCGTTGACCCCGTGACCAAAAAGGTGAAACCCTATGGATAGAAGAGAACGTGCTGGGGATCCACAAGCCGCCCTCCTCGCTGCTTTCAGCGGCATGCAAAGCGAGATCTACACGAGCTTGCCCTGCCTCATCCAAAGCTTCAATCCAGCGAAGCGCACGGTGACCGCCCAGCCGACCATCAAGGCCCAGGCGCAGAACCCCGACGGAAGCTTTCAGTGGATTGCCTTGCCCATTCTCCCGGACGTGCCCGTTTACTTCCCGGAGGGCGGTGGCGTTACTCTGACCTTCCCGATTCAAAGCGGAGACGAGGCTCTTGTCGTCATCGCTAACCGCTGCATTGACGCGTGGTGGCAGAGCGGGGGCATCCAGGTTCAAGCCGACATCCGCATGCACAGCCTCAGCGATGGCTTCGCTTTCGTGGGCATCTCCTCGGTGCCGCGCGTTATCTCCAACATCAGTACGAGCCGCGCGCAGCTTCGCAGCAACGACGGCCAGGCTTTCGTGGAGCTGGACCCTACCTCGCACTTCATCCGCGTCCGCACGACGGGCAAGTTCGAGGCCAATGCCGACAGCGACATCCTCATCAAGTCCGGGACTCGGATTGACTTGCAGGCGCCCATCATCCAGGGCACGGCGACCACAAGCTTTGGTGCCGCTGCGCCTCTCATTAACTTCCTGGGCAACATGACTTGGGCGGGGCCAGGTGGCGGCGCCGGCACGGTGACGATGGGCAATATGACCGTCAACTGGAGCAGCTCTACGCTGAACCTGCTGAATACGAGCATTGCTGCCACGGGCGGCACGCTGACGCACAACACCAAGAGCTTCGGCAGCACTCATACGCACGGCGGGGTTGCCACGGGCGCCGGCACCTCTGGGGCGCCCAACAACTAAGGAGAAAGCAAGATGCGATACCGAGCGCTGGACGCCAATGGCGACTACCAGTTCATGGGAACGTCGCCCTTCCTCGTCAATTCGCCGGAGGCCGTGGCGCAAGCCATTCTTACTAGGCTGCGCCTGATGACCAAGGAATGGTTCCTCAACAGCAAGGAAGGCCTCGACAAGGAGCGCATCCTTGGCTACGGCACTGCCCTGACCAGAGATCTCGCCGTGAAGCGGCGCATTCTCGATACCGCGGCGCCTGACGGCACTTTGCTGGTAAAGAAGCTGACGAAATACTACAGCACGGTGCAAAACCGCAATTTCAGGGTGGTGGCTTCGGTCGACACCATTTACGGGCCTGCAACGATTCAAGGGGACTTCTGACCATGCCGACCTATCCTCTCCCGACGCTGGCCGCCACTGTCGATGCCAACGGCATCACGGCGCCGCCCTTCTCGGACATCTACCAGAGCCTGCAGGCCAGTGTGCAGGCCATCTATGGGGCCGACACCTACATCGCCCCTGACAGCCAGGACGGCCAGCTCCTTGCCGTCTTCGGCCAAGCCGTGAGCGATTGCAATGACGTTGCCGAGAACGTCTACCGCAGCTTCTCGCCGACCACGGCGCAGAGCGAGGCCCTCAGCAGCAACGTCAAGATCAATGGCATCGCCAGAGCCGTGGCAAGCTACAGCTCAGCCACCGTCCGCGTGGTGGGCGTCATCGGCACCACCATCACGAATGGCATCGTGGCTGACACGCTGCAGCGGCGCTGGCTGCTTCCAGCCTCCGTGGTCATTCCCTCGGCGGGTTATATCGACGTGACGGCAGATGCCGAAGACCTCGGCGATCTCACGGCAGACATCGGCAGCATCAATCAGATCATCAACCCGCAGTTGGGGTGGCAGGCAGCCTCGAACACCACCACGGCAGCTCCTGGGGCTCCCGTGGAGTCCGATGCTGCTCTGCGCCGCCGCCAGACCTACTCTACGGCCCTGCCATCACGCACGGTGATCGACGGGATTACCGGCGCCATCGCGGCCATCGCTGGCGTCACCCAGGTCGTGGTCTACGAGAATGACACAGACATCGTTGATGCCAACGGCCAGCCTGCCCACAGCATTGCCGCCGTGGTGCTGGGAGGCGATGCCACGGCCATCGCTACGGCCATCGCTACGAAAAAGACGCCTGGGGCCTATACGCATGGCTCTACGGCCGTCACAGTGGTGGGAGCCAATGGCCTGCCCTCCATCATCCGCTTGGCCTATGCAACGGCTACCCCGCTGGCCGTCAACATCACCATCAAGGCGCTGACGGGCTACACGAGCAGCATTGGCGACCAGATCAAGGCCGCGCTGGTGACCTACGTCAACAACCTTGGCATCGGCAAGCGCAGTGACCTGGGCAAGCTCTACTTGCCGGCGCAGTTCTATGGGGCTTCGCCTAGCGAGAAGTTCGAGGTCGACACCCTGCAGCAGGCCATCAAGCCAGCCGTGCCCAGCGCCGCCGACGTGCCGATTCCCTACAACGCCTGGGCTACCCTTGCCCTCGCGGACATCAACCTGACGGTGACGTGATGAAGACGATTGACGACTATCTCGCGCTCATCACGGATGAGCATCGCGACAAGCCCCTCTTCATTGGTATGGTCACGATGGTGGTTCAGCCCCTCATCGACATTGCCAACCAGATGCGGCAGCTCGTCTTCGACTTTGATCTGGATGACGCCGTGGGCGTGCAGCTCGACGCCGTTGGCAAGTGGGTGGGCTTGAGCCGGGTGCTTGCCGTGCCGCTGACGGGCATCTACTTCAGTTGGGATGACACGGCCCTCGTGGGCTGGGACTCCGGTAGCTGGAAAGGTGACTTCGATCCCACTACGGGCCTGACGTCCTTGCCCGACGACGAGTATCGGCGCCTGCTGAAAGCGAAGATCGCGGCCAACCATTGGGACGGCACCATGGCAGGCGCCCAAGCCATTTGGAACCAGGTCTTTGCGGGGCAGCAGATCATCATCCTCCAGGACAACCAGGACATGTCGATGACGATTGGCTTCGTCGGGGCTCCGCTGAGCACCATTCAGCAGGCCCTCCTCACGGGCGGCTACTTCCCCCTGAAACCAGGGGGAGTGCGCATCCGCAACTACGCCATCCCGCCAAACACTGGGCCGCTCTTCGCCTGGGATGCAAACAGCCCTCAGCTCGCAGGCTGGGAAACCGGCTCTTGGGCCAAAGAAGTATCAACGTCTTAACAGGAGTCCTTCGTGGCAACCACCAACATCATTCCATTTGCGCCGGTCGACACCGGCACCAACCTGCTCTCGGATGCCGCCTACCTGGCGGCGAGCGACCGCACCAACGGCAATCAGCCCGGCATCGCTTCGGCCAAGCTCAACAACAAGGCGCTGCGCCAGGCTTCGGCCATTGCCGCAGGCGTGGGCCAGTACCTTGCCGACAACCAAGCCACCAACGTCACCGATGCCTTGACGCCGGCGCAGATCTCCACGATGCTGACCACCTCCATGGGGGCCCGCTGGGCGCGCTACCTGGCCAGCGGCAGCTTCACGGTGCCCCCAGGCATCACGACGATCTACCTGACGGGCTGTGCTGCCGGGGGTGGCGGCGGTGGCGCCGCAGGCAATGGCGGCACGGCCACCTCAGCCGGTGGCGGCGGTGGCGGTGCGAGCGGCCAGGTGCTCATCAATGAGCCCTACACGGTCACCCCTGGCCAGGTGATTGCCATCACGATGGGCACGGGCGGCGCCTTCGGCTCAGGCGCTGGCGTGGCGGTCAACGGGGCAGCAGGCGGCGCCGGGGGCAATCTCGTCGTCGGCTCGCTCGTTACCCTGACGGGCGGCGGTGGCGGCGGCGGTGGCGTCAATTCAGCCTCCAATGGCTCGGGCGGCAGCGGCGGCACCACAGGCGGCGCCCGCGGTATGTTCGGCTTCGACGGTGGCGCTGGAGCTAGCGGCGGCATGGGTGCATCCAGCCCCTTCGGTGGTGGCGGCGGCAACGGCCACGGCGGCGCCGGTGGTGGCAACACGGGCGGCACGAACGGCTATGGCTACGGCTCGGGTGGCGGCGGCGGCGCTGCCGTCTACACGGCTACGGCACTCGGCGGCACCAATGGTGGCGTCGGCGCCAACGCCTGTCTCCTCATTCGTTGGTAAGAAAGGCGTGAAATGAAGAAAGCAATTATTCTCTCGATGAATGGCTCCGTTGCCCAATGGCGCGACTACGGGGACGACCCCGAAGCCTTTCCCCCGGCAGATACAGGAACTCAGGAGATCGACCTCCCCGATGACTTCGTCTTCCCCAACGAGCCGCGCTGGTTCATCGACGGCAAGCTGACGGAAGAGGCTCCGCACGATCGGCGGGCGCTCTATCACGTGCCGACGGGCAACGTGATTCAATGGCGGGACTACGTCCTCTACACCTACCCCGAGCTGGATGCCGACACCCAGGAGATTCCCCTCGACAAGGGCTTCCAGATCCCTGAGGGCGACTGCTGGTTCCGCAACGGGGAGTTCACGCAAGTGCCCCCGCCGCCCCCCAAGCCCTTGCCGCCGACGGAGCAGCAAGTCAAGGAAGAGCGCAACGCTCGGCTGGTCGCCGCCAATCTGCGGAAAGGCGCCTTGCAGGATGCCGTCGAGATCGGCGAAGCCACGGCTGAGGAGGAAGCACTCCTCGGCAAGTGGAAGGCCTACACGACGGCGCTCACGCGTATCCCCTCTCAGCCCGGCTTTCCCGCTGATGTCCAGTGGCCCGAGGCTCCTGAAGAACTTTGACCCGAAAGGAACGTCATGAAATACGCGCTCTACCATATTGCCTCCGGTGCCGTGGTCCAGTGGCAGGATTCCGACCTGACCACATACCCCGAGGCCGGGCCCAACTACGCCCTCCTCGAACTCTTCGACCCGCTGCCGGAAGAGTTCGACCCCGCAGCCCCTTCCCCCGGTTTCTGGGTGGTTGACGGAGCACTCTCGCGAGTTCCGCCGCCGCCCACGCTGGCGGAGCTGGCCATCTCGCTGCAGGCCGCCGTGCAAGCTGCCGCCATGGGCGTGCTGGGCAGCGCCATCTACGCGGGCGTAGCCTTTGCCACCGTCACGGATGCGCGCTTCTCCCAGCTCTTGCCGGTTGCCATCAGCCCCGACGACTTCCCATCGCTTTCGACGGTGTCCTTCCAGCAAGGCAGCCCGCTCGAGTGGGTGTCGCTGAGCAAGGCCGACTTGCGCACAGCAGTGTTGGCCTTCACGGCTCTGCGGGAAGCCTGCGAGGCCAATCGGCATGCCCACGCAATCGCAATCGAGGCCCTCGTCACGGCGAACAACCGCCCTGGGCTCGTGGCCTACGACGTGAACACTGGCTGGCCTACGGTCTGAGGAGGGCGCCATGACCAGCGTGCATCCATCCCAGTTGCTGGAATTCCTCGGCGCAAGCCGAGCCGCAGAGTTCGGCAGCGATAGAGTGGAGGTTCGCAGCCTCTCCTTCATCGTCTTCGCGCTCTTCTTCTACCAGCTCGCGGAGCCTGGCTTCTACATCACCTTCGTGCGGGAAAGCCTCTTCTACCGCGTGGCAAGCCTCAACAACTTGAACCACGTGTTGGGGACTGCGTTCTTCGTGGCGGCCTGCATGATCCTGCCGCATCTCGTGAACCTCGTCTTCTTCCCCAAGCAGCTCGCCCGCAAGCTGCCCAGGAAGATTGCGGCCTTTGCCGCCATGGGTGGCGCCGTCATCTGGGGCTTCCTTGGCTACAAGGCTTGGCCCCTCGACTACGAGTGGTTGAGCGTGGTTTGCTTGCTGCGCGCCAGCATAGACCTGTGGCTGGGGGTCTTGCTGGGCCTCAGCGTAAACGCCCAACAGGCAAGAGATGCTCACGAGGCGGCTCAAGCCCAGATCGAAAAGGAGGCTGTGCAATGAAACCAGCAAGAAGTGTGGTGGTTACCCCGAAGATGGCGCGGCGCCTTCTCTTCATCTGGCTGGCGTGCTTCACGCTGATCGTGCGCGCCTATGCGGCGCCGCCATCGCTCAGCCAGCAGCTCGCCGTCTACGACTACAGTAGCGTGATGTGGGCGGCCATCTTCGGGCTCATGGGAGGCGTGGGGCGGAGCATCATCGGGCTCTTGAGTGAGAACGGCGTGGTGCTCTTCTTCTGGCGTGGCCTGGCTCGAGATCTCGTCTTCGCCATCATCGGTGGCGCCTTCGTCTACATCGTCTTTCTCTACCTGCAGGTGCTTGCCCCCAACGTCTTCGTGAACGAGCTGCGCATCATCGTGATCTTCGTGGTGGGGGCATCGCGGGGCAAGTGGTATGACGCCTTCGGGGATCTCGTCATCATCGTCTTCAAGAAATGGAAAGCGAAGTTCACCGGCGAGCCCTTGCCCCCTGACCCGCTGCCGCCCACGACTGTGGCGGCCCCCCTCGATCCCAAGTAGGAGCTGACATGCGTTTTCCCCAATCCGTCCCGGCCTGGGAGGCCTTGCTGCTGGCTGCTGGCGTTCGCGCCAGCACGGCCGCGCTCTGGGCCCCCATCTTCTTCACCACCATCCTGGCCACGAGCTTCAGCAAGGGCCCAGGCGAGCTGCCCGACTTCCTCAGCACCACGCTGCACGAATGCGGCAAGCTGGAACGGCTCAAGGAAAGCGGCATGTACAGCGCGGCGCGCATCCGCGAGATCGGCAACAGCCAGCCCGTGGGCAGCCGCTGGCGCTCGCTGGTACCGCGGGCCGATGCCTTGGCCTACAACGAGGGCGCCTTCTTCGAGGCCGTCTACGGGGGCCGCCTCGGCAACGATCAACCAGGTGATGGCGCCCTCTACCCAGGGCGCGGTCTCATCATGCTCACGGGCAAGGCCAACTACCGCTGGCAGGGTGACCGCAGCGGGCAGGATCTCGTAGGCATCCCGGATCTTGCGGCGCAACCCCACTTCGCCCTGGAGTTCGCCCTCGACTACTGGGAGGGCCGCGTGCCCGACGCCATCATCGGAGACGCCAAGGCTATCCGCAAGATCATCAACGGCGGCACCATCGGCCTCGAAGACGTGGTGAGCATCAAGGCCAAGATTACGAGGGCACTGGCATGAACCCGCTCAGTCTCCTCAATCCGTGGGTGCTCCTGGGCCTTTTAGCGGCTTTTCTGGCTGTGGCTGGGGGTAGCTATGTCGCCGGCGAGAAAAGCGAGCATACGGCCGTTATGGCGGCCTGGGATGCCGCTGAAAAGCAACGCGCCTGGGAGAGCCAGAAGAACGTCGAGCGTGTCCGGGAAACGGAAGGGAATTTGCAGGCGAAAGCCGATGCTGAAAGGAAAGCCAATGAGAACCGTATTGCTAGTCTCAATGCTCGCGTTGAGCGCCTTAGCGGCGAGCTGCAGCAACGCGCCAGTCGCCCCACCGCACCAGCAGCTAGTGGTGCCCAGGCTCCCGGACTTGGAGCCACGGGTAGCACCGGACTGGGACTCTATCGGGAGGATGGATTGTTTCTTGTCGGGGAGGCTTCCACCGGCAGGCTCATCCAGCTGCAGCGCGACGAATGCTACCGAGCCTACGAAGCCGCCCAGGCCGCGCTAGCTAAGCTCGGGCTTTCTTCTCCGCCAGCTTCTTCGCGCTGAGGCTCTTGTAGTAGGCGTCGCGCATCGCCTCGGCCTCATCCGTGTTGTTCAGCTTGAAGATGTGCTCATGGGCTTTGGTGATGCGCTCGCGATCCGCTTGGCGCAGGTACTTCCATGGCACCTCGGCGCGGGTGACTCTCCACCAACCCCGCTCGAAGTGGATCATGGGCTTGAAGAGGGCTGCTTTGGTCATCGCTTGTTCCTTGCCCTGACCCTTGCGAGCCAGTGTTGCGTCCACCCAGGATAAAGCCGCTCCATGTGGGCATTCGCCTCGCGGATGCTGTCACGCATGTGCTTGCGGTCGAGCCAGTGCCACCACCAGATGACGCCGGCAAAGACCGCGGCCACGGCAAGCACGATGAGCCAGCCGGTCACTCCAGCACCTCGCGGAAACGCTTGCGGCTCAGCGCGAGGAATGCCTCGGCCCCAGGCACCACCCAGGCGTAGCCCTCGGGATAGGGAGCGCGGAGGCCGCGCCATTGGAGCTGGCGGCCGATCTCGGCGTGCGTGCCGACGAACTTGAGGCCGCCCTCGGCGCGGCGCTCATACCACATGCCGCCATCGCAGATCGGGTCGTCGCTCGGCACGAACCACAGACGCTGGTGCTCGTCCGTGCCGTTGACGCAGGTATCCCACCAGCCCAGGCAGGGAGGCCGCGCGTTGAGGAACCAGTCGCTGTAGCCCACGGCTGCCTCGTCTGGGTAATTCAGGGGCTCACGCTGCACAAGGCGGATCCGCCCCCTTCTTGCTTTGCCGCCACCGGCCTCCTTCGGGAGCGCCTCGGTGTCTTCGGCCAATGCCACCCGCGCTCTGCGGATTGGCAATTCCATCTGTTCGCTCATTGGTCTTCCTTTCAAGTTGTTGCCGTCAATCTATACCGTCGATTGCCTGATACGCGAGCCGCTCTGGCTCTTCACGATCGTCGCCGTCCCGGCGAAGCCGCCGAAGTCATAGCTTCGGTGGTCCACGATCCATATCTGGCGGCCCTCGTTGCGCGCTCGCTGCGCCAGGCTCTCCAGCAGATCCGCCACGCCCCTGGGGCTGAGGCCTTGCGTAGGCTCGTCCCAGACCTCCAAGTTCAGCGTCGTGCCCGTGCGGCTGCGGATGAGGTCGGCGAGGCCCATGTTGGCGGCAAGACGCAGGCGCTGACCCTCGCCGCCACTCCAGGCCTCCCAGGGCACGGCCTTCGTGTTGTGGGGGCTCAGTACGGCCACGTTGAAGCCGCGCTGCAGCGTGCCCTTGGCGGTCTCACGATCCACCTGGAAGCCCAGCTCCCACTCGATCAAGCCCAATGCCGCTACGGCGCTATTCACTTCGATCTCCAGCTCAGTGAGGGCTTCGGCGATCTGCTGCAGCCGCAGCTCCTTGAAGCCACGCACCCAGTAGCCGTACACGCTCTGGTTGAGCCGGTGGTCGTCCAGGGCTCGGCGGATCTTGCGGCTCTCCTTTTCCAGTGCTTCCTGTTCGCGGTCGCTTTGCTCAATCATGTCGGCAAATGGGCTGCGGGCCTTCTCCAGCCTCTCGGCTTCGTCTTCAATGGCGTCAAGCCGCTTGTCCTCAGCCAGCTTGTCCCGCCGCGCTCCCGCGGTGGCGTCCTCAGCCTGGCGCAGCGTCTTGCGCGCATCATCCAGATGTGCCTCTGCCTCGCGCAGTGCATCCACGCGCACCTTCACTTCCTCTTTCTTGTCCTCGTAGAGCCCGCTGAATTCGGCCTCTTTTTGCCGCGCCTTGTTGTATGCCGCCTCAGCCTCGGCTAGGTGTCGCGCCCGCTTCTTGGCGTCGAGCTTCTGCCCGCACTGAGAGCACGCCTCGTTCTCCTCTACGGCGATGACGTGGTTCTCCGCGTGCCGATGGTCGGCCTCAGCCTTGGCGAGATCCCGGTCAATCTCGGCAAGCTCGCGCTCCACGCGTCGGCAGTCCTCGAAGGCCGCAAGGCGCCGCTCCACAAGCACTCGGACCTTCTCGCGCGCCTTGGCCTCCACTTCCTCGGTCACGCGCAGGTCTTCTTTAGCCGTCGAATGGGCTTCGTAGCCCTGCCACTCTTTGTCCAGGGCCGCAAGACGCTTTGCCGTGTCTTCCTGCCACTCTTTGTGCAAGCTCTGGAAGTCCGTGCGCTCCATGGCGATGAGCGCCCCCTCGATCTCGGATTCGCGGCGCTCGAGTCGGCGGATCTCGATGTCCTCGGCCCCCGCCAGCTTGGATGCTTTGGTGGAGGCCTCCAGCCAGTAGTCGAGGCCCATGACTTCGGAGAAGAGCGTGGCCTTAGCCTCGGCCTTTAGATCGAGGAACATGGGCTGGTTCTGGGCCATCATGATAGCGCTGAGCCATGGCGAGTAGTCCAGGCCCAGCCAGCCCATGAAGAAGTTCCGGGGAGCCTTGTCGAGATCCTCGAAGTCGTCAGGATTAGCCGTTGAGCAGAGGCGCCACTGATTGGGCTTCCATGAGCGCATGAGCGTGCACTCCTCTCCCATAGGCGTGACAAAGTCGAATTCGACCGCGGTGCCCTTGGCAAGCTCCCAATTGCCGACGTCGCCCGCCTTGAGGCCCCGGCTAGTCTTGCCGAAGATGCACCAAGTCAAGGCCTCCCAGATCGTGGACTTGCCGGCGCCGTTGCCCTCCAGCTGCGGCTCCTTCTCGTTGACGCCTTGCATGAAGTAGAGGCCGGGTGCTTGGGGGAACTTGAACTCCTGGGTCTTCTTGAAGCTACGGAAGTTCGTAATGCGTAGAGCCAGGGGGATCATTCGAGGGGCACTCTCTTTCGGGGTTGACCTGCGGCGAGAGCCGCGCGCATGGCAGCCTCTGGCGTTGCGCCTTGGCCGTGGCGATCACTGTTGGCAAGCCTGGCGCACCACCAAGAGCCGTCAGCCTTCCAGCGGAAAACGGCTGCCATCCGGGAAAGTAAATTCTCGTCTGTGGGCTCCAAAGCATTGAGGGCTTCGGCCTCGTCGTCAAAGATGAGCTTCTGTCGAGTCATAGCGTGTCCAGCTTGCGGACTTGGGTGAACCGGTAGCTTAGGTCCCCCATGTCAGCGTAACGGGAGGCAAGCGACTGGCGAACCTCTTCTACGCTTTCAGGCGCCACGGCCATCACGTAGAGGCGCGCAAGGCTAAGGCCTGCGGTAAGCCTTGCCACGTCTTTGCTCACAGCCAGGCCATGGCCTCGGCAAAGAACGACGCACGGCCCAGTCGCTACTACGGTGACCTTCCCCTGCTGACCGATGTGGAAGATTGCGAAGGGGCTTTCAATGACGCCCTCGAACTTGCCGTGGCGCTTCATGCCGCTGAGCTGATACCACTTACGATGCTTGCGTGTTTTCATTGTTGGTCCTTTCTTTTCTTTCGCCATGTTTGCAGGCAGACGTACTCCCCTCCGCAGAGAGGGCAGCGCACGCCCTTCTTTGGATCTGGGCATGGCCTATCACGCTTGGTCGGATGCCCTGGGAGAGTGGGCTTGCTCATAACGTGCCGTCCGATTGAATGATGTATTCGAGGCCGCGCATGCGCAGCACGTCGAAGGCGTAGCCGACTTCGCCATCGATCTCGTAGCTTCCCGTGTGGCGCCACGCCAGCTCCGTGCCCCACTCCCAGGCCTCGTAGGCGCAAAGCTCCTGGGCCTCCCAGCGCATGAGGATGGCGACGGTAGCCTGGCAGCAAATGAAGAAGTGCTCGGCGCCCGTGTGGCTGCTGCGCAGCCGATCTACGACGACGCCTGGGCCCTTCATGCGGTGCCACCAAGTGCGCCACACCTCGCCGATCCAGAAACCGCGGTCGGCATCGCGGATGAAGAACTTCGGTGCGCTTTTCATGACTCGATGACCCTCATTCCAAGTTCGTAGGCGAGCGGCCCCAGCTCCTCGGCTTCGACGAAGCGCGTGATGGTCTGCTCGGGCGTGTAGATGCGCTTGCGCTCGCCTCCATCAGCCAGGCTGCGCTCTGTCTTTTCGACAATCAGCTCCACGCCGGCGATGATGATCTCGTAATCCCGGAGCAGCGCCACAGCTTCGCGCCGCGTCTTCGACCAGCTGTGCTTGTCAGCTTCGCTCATCTTGATGCGGAGCTTGACTTGGTCGCCCTTGCGCAGCTTGGCGCGGGTCAGGTCGCCAGCCACGAGCCGGTCCTGCACGGCAAGCGTGACGCGCTGCAGCGTCTTGAAGTAGAGATTGACGGGATTGCCGCCGCGCTCCAGAAGGACGCAGCGCGGCGTGAAGGCGTCGCCGAAGTGGACGTGATAGGGGCTGCCCACGTACTCCACGCCGCCAATGATCTGCGGCACGTGGATGTCGCCGCTGTAGACCTTGCCCGCGTTGAGCGGCGGCAGATCCTCGCCGTCCATCACCTGGCCATTGCTGCTGACGGCGTTCTTCACGGTCTGGTGCATGAAGAGGTATTCGTAGTGGCTGAAGTCGAAGCCCGCCCAATCCTTGGCTGGCTGCTTGCTGTAGGGCAAGAAGAAAGCAGAGGGGCCCTTGACGTCTTCATCCTCGTAGGGCCGCGTGATGAACTTGACGCGGCCACCATCCAGCCGGTCGAGGAAGCGGAAATACTCTTGGCCGTCGAGCAGCCAGTCGTGGTTCCCCGTGAGGATCTTGATGTCAGGCACGACCTGGGAGAGCATCCAGATGCTGTGCACGACCTTATTTACGAGATCCGCGTTGTGGTTGTCCTTGGCATCCGTGAGGTCACCAAGGATGTAGAGGCTCTTCACCTTCTCGGCGCGAGCCTCAGCGACCAGCCAGTCGAACAGCCCCCATCTATAGGAGGTGGATTCGCTCGCGACGAGGTGAAGGTCGGAGGTCAGGAGACAGGGATACTGCATGGCTGAGGATGGAGAGGAGTTGTTTGAAGGCTGGCGTCTGGATACCAGCAGAGACCGTAGCCATGGCATCAGCCAGGTGTTCGTTGTCGTTGACGAGGCGCCCAGCCTCCAGACGCTTCCCCTTGGAGCTGGCGGCATGGGCGGCACGAATCCAGGGGGCCTCAGGCCAGTTATTCGCAGCCCAGGCAATGATCTCGGCCTTGCTGGCGCCCTTTTGGACTTTGCGCCCCGCCACGGCGGCCTTGACTTCCATGGGGCTCACTTCGATGATGGGCACAGAACACGACGCCAGAATGCCCACGGCGATGCCCAGGGAGTAGGCGGCCGTGGCGCTCTGCGTGTTGCCCCCAGGGATCTCGGCAAAAGCAACGCGAGCGCCACTCTTAGAGATGGCCTTGTGAAGGGCCTCGTGAAGCTCCTGGGCACGCCGCAGGCGGTCGCTACTCACGCGGACAGCCTTCCCATCAGCCTTGGCTGTTTGCGCAAGCTCCAGGCCCTGGCAACTAATGCTCTTGAGACCTTCTCGTTCGAGATCCACCTCGACGAAGGCGAAGCCCATGTTGGCGAAGCCCACGTCTATACTCAAGCCCTTGACTCTCATGAGCCCTCCGGCCATTTGAAAGCCAGGCGCGAGGCGGGGATCTCAGCGGCCCCGGCCCAAATATCTGCCATGCCCATCCCAGACGCACGGCGCTGCTCCATGGCATAGGCGTACTCAGCCAGGATCTTGTGGGCGCCGTCGATGCGCGCCACCATCTCCTCGTTCACTTCGATGGCTTCCCGCACTTGGCTCATGCGCTGCTCGACGGCGGCGCGCAGGAAGTCGGGGCCTGCCCCCTTGAACACGAGGGCGTTGAGGCGCTTCGTAAGCTGGCGCAGGTTGGTGCGCAGCTCATTCAAGGCGCCTTGATGCTGGGCTCGGTGCTCGTTCAGCATGCGGTGGGTATCGCTGACGAGGTTCAGGCCCTCGGGGGCCTTGGTGATGACCGCCAAAAAGGTCGTGACGAGGAAGTCGCGGGCGCGGGCCTCCTTGGGGTCGGCTATGAGGCCTTCCAGGCCGCTGTCGTAGGCCGCCCGCTCCTCGGGGTTGCTGAGGATGCGGTAGGCCTCGTTAACGCGCGCCTGGGCCTCGTGGCTGCCGCCTTCTCGATCTGGGTGGGCCTTGCTATTGGCTTGCCGCCAAGCGGCCTTGATCTCGGCCTGGGTCGCTGTCTCCGCGATGCCCAGGACTTCGTAGTGGTCCTGCATTTACTTGGCCTCCGGCTTGGGCTTCGGACCTGGGCCTTTCTCTCGTATCTCTGCGGGCTCAGTGACCAAATAGGCTATTGGGCCGAGATGTTCGGTCCCGAAAGTTTGCTCCCACTTTCTCAGGCGTGCTGGGATGAGGGCCTCGATGAGGGCTTCTACGCAACGACGGGCATCGCGCTTGTCCTTGCTGCCTTGCGTGATCTGTCCCACCACTAGGCCATTGGCGGCTTTGATGCGGACGTTGACCACGGGCTCACCCTCGGCGTAGCGGAACGGGTTGCCGATCTCTCCGGTGCCGCCCACGACGCGCGTTGGCGTGGACCAGTAGTATTCGATGGTGGGGAGCTTGACAGTTGATTTTCTGGGCATGGGAATCTCCGAGTAAAAGAAAAAGGGGGCCGTTAGCCCCCAAATATACAGAGAAGTGCGGCTCAGCCCCCGGCTTGCCAAGGTTGGGGGCGCGGCGCCGGAGCCGAGGTCATAGGCTGGGCTTCGAGGGCCGCCTGTGCCTTGCGGCCCGAGGCCTCGCGATCCTTGGCCCATTGCGGGCGCAGGCGGTCGGGGCAGCGCCAGGCCTTCACCGCCACGCCGCGGTCGCGGGCATCGGCTTCGATCATGTCGGCTTCGTCTTCCGTGGCTGATGCCGAATTGGGATCCTGGCATTGCGTGGCGTTGATCCAGGCCTGCGAACGGCCCGTGTATTTGCCGTTGAGGGCGCGGGCGCGGACGTCGCAGGCCACTTGCATGGCGCCGCCCTTGCTGGCTGCCGCGCCGAAGACCTTGGCTTGCACGCTGATGGCATCCCCGGCCTCGTTGCAGGTGTCGTTAGCCGGGGCGTTGACGCCGACGAAGGCCGCCGAGGAAACCGGCAGGCCGCTGTGCGTGACCTTGTTTTCCGTGTAGCCGAGCTGGGGCGCGCTGTTCACGTTGACCACGGGGTTGCCGATGTTCTGCGGGCTTGCCTGCGCCACGCTGCCCGCCGAGGACTCGCTGGTGGCATCTGCGAAAGCCGAGAAGGAGGCCGCGATGAGGGCGGCCAAGATGACTTGCTTTTTCATGATTGGATCTCCGAGAAAGAATAGGGCCGAAGGCGGGAAGCCTTGCGGCCTCCCGGAACCACCTCGAATCGTTAGTTCGAGGTGCTGGTGATGCTGCCCACCTTGGCTTGGCCGAACGCATTGGCAGCGGCCTCGGTTTGCAGCTGGACGGTGCCCGTGCCCAGCGTGAGCTGTGCGGCGGGAAGGGTCAGTGCCGACGTGATGCCGTGGCTGGACACATCGGTTTGCTGCAGCGGGCCGACCTTGATCTGCGAGGCCGAGGCGCTCGCATCGAAGCCGCTCGTGGCCGAGCCACCGGTGAATGCCAGGCCATTGGTGCCGCTTGCCGCGCTCGTGCCGACAATTGCTTCAGCGTTGCCCGTGACGTTGGCTTGCGGGCCACCGGCCACCGTGTGGGCTTCACCAGCGCCGACGATCGATGCCGTGCTCACGCCCGAGGCCTGCGCCGAGCCCGATGCATTGCCCACGCTCAGATTGCCGGCGATGGCGCCGCCGTTGGTTGCCGCATTGCCGGTGACGCCCACGCTTGCCGCCTTGAGGGGGCCGATGCCCACGCCCAGGCCAGTCGTCGTGCCGCTCGTGGTGGCTGACTGCTGGTTGGCTGCGCCGGAGATGCTCAGGCCGCCGCCGTTGCCCGCGTAGGAGCTGACCTGGCTGGTCGAGATGGCCGCCGTGGCCGGGGTCAAAGACTGCGATGAGCCGTGGGCCAGCGCAACGCCGGCGATGAGAAGAGCGGCTACTGCCGCGAAAAGCTTTTTCATGATCGATACTCCGAAAGGTTGAGAAATGACAAGCGGAATTGCCCGTCGGTAAGCCCAGCTCGCTAGGCTTAGCGCCGCGCAATCAATGCAGGAAGTAGCGGTAGGCTGCTTCGCTCACGAAGAAGATGAAAAGCGTCATGAAAAGCACGGCCGCCAGAATGCGGGTGACCAGCCAGCTCCACCAAGGAGTGCGCTGCCGAGCCCAGGCGGGCCTCTGACCGTATTTGAACGGGACTCCCGCCTCCCCGAATCCCGTGTGCTTGAATTTCCTGTGTCCCATCTGCGTAGCCCTCGTTCGTTGCGATGGCCTGATTATATAAAGATTTTACTAAGCGCAAGCAAATATTTCTTCAGGGGCCCCCAGGGGTGAAACCCCACGTCGAATCCATGCCGTCGCCTTGCTCCTTGCTGACGTCCTGGGATGGAGACTCCACCAAGCTGATGAGATCCCCAGGGCCTTCCTTACCCTCGAAGAAGATGACGCGGCCATCGTCCTCGTGGGCAATGAAGCCGTTGCTGAGTACCCAGCGCCAGCCATCAAAGGCCCCAGGGCCTCTGTCCAAGGTCACCCGCACAATGCTGCCATCGCGCGTGCGCCATTGCTGATTGATTCGGATGTCCTTGGGCATGTCATGCTCCTTAGTACTTGCGGGCCTTGGGAAGGAAGTCGTTCTCGATGCGCGACCATTCGCGCTTCAAGACCTTGTTGAGGATGGCTCGAACCTCGCGGATCTCGTCGCCGCCCTTGGTGCGCAGCGATTCGATGCGCCGCTTGTAGCCTGCCTTGCTCATATCGAGTTCGGCCTGCAGCACGTCAGCAAGGCCGACTTCCAGCAGCCACTCCACGCCTGCCGTGATGTCGTCGATGCCGTAGCCGAAGATGACCGGGTAGTCGGCGCTGCGGAAAGGCAGCCCCACCTTGTTCTTCTTGACGCGCATCTCCACGTCCATGCCGACGATGCGCTCCACGCCACGAATCGTGCGCTTGATCTTGGCCTTCTCGCGCAGCCACAGGATGTGGGATGCGTAGTAGTCCAGGGCCTTGCCGCCGCTTCGCGTCTTCGTCTCGCCGAAGGTCACGCCGATCTTGTCGCGGAGCTGGCTGACGACGATGAGGAGGCATTCCTGCCGCTCGATCTTCTCGACGAGCTTGCGGAATAGCTCGCCCAGCTTCTTCGCCTTCTGCGTGCCGTAGGTGTTGGTCTCTTCGATGCCGCGCTGCATCTCGGCGTCGTCGCTGAGAGCATCGAGGCTGTCGAGCACGTAGATAGAGGGCCGATCCTTGTTGCGGTCGAGGAAGGCATCCATGTCCTTGTACCAGTCCTCGATGGTTCGCAGAGGCTTGCCCTCGTTGAACTCGACGCGGTCGATGGGCAAGCCCAGAGCCTCGGCGTAGTTCTCGTCGAAGGCCGACTCGGACTCGGCGTAGCGGGCCGCCGCGTTCTTGTAGAGCCGGCAGATGTTCGTGATGGCTTCGATGGCAAGGAGAGTCTTGCCAGCGCTGCGGTCGCCTACGATGTTGACGACGCGCCCCAGGGCATAGCCGCCCCCTAGTGCGCAGTCGATGAGCTGGGCGCCGCTGCTGACGAAAGCCAGGCCCGCCTTGTCCATGGATGCGAAGTAGTTGGGCGGTGAGGGCGGCAGATCTTCGTCCTCTACTTCGACGCGTTCCCGCTTGCGCGGGTTCTCGGCCTCAAGCGCCTGCCTTTTCTTGACAGGCGCTTTGGCCGTAGCTTTCTTGGTTGCTACGGCCATGGCTTAGTCCTCCCGACGACGGCGCGGGCGGTCGTCGTCATCGCCTTCACGGCGTCGGCGCATCTCCCCGAGCTTGTCATCGTCGTCATCGCGGCTGCGACGCGGACGATCGTCGTCGTCCTTCACGCGTTCGCGGCGCTCGCTCTTGGTCAGCTTCATTTCCTCGCAGATCCAGTCAGCGAGATCCTCGGTGTCCTTGGCATCCTTGGGATTGATGTCGAGCTTCTCCTCGTCGATGAGATCCTCGAGTTCCGACTTGGTCATCTCGTGCACGCTCTCCCAGGTGGGTGCCACCGGGTCGTCGTTGCGGCTGCGCGAGCCACGATCGTCGCCACGCCCACGGCCTCGGGGCGCATCGTCGTCATCGCGTTCTGGGCGCCGGCTGCTGCGACTGCCGCGGTCCTCGTCGTCATCGCGGCTGCGACGCGGACGATCGTCGTCTCGGTCGCGGCTGGGACGAGCGCCGCCCTTGATGCCAAAGCTCTTGGCAATGTCTTCATAGCTGTAGACAACGACTTGATCGGGCAGCGGATTGTCCATGGCGAAGTCGAGCCACTCTTCCTTGCCAAGGGGGCTTTCGCGCCTGGCCACGGCCACGCCCTCGTACTTGGTCTTCAGGCCCGTGCCGTTTTTCTCGAACTCGACGTCATAGCCGTCTTCGGGATGGTCGATCTCCAGCAACTGGCCGCTCGACTTGTCCTGGCTGACCTTGATGATGTCGTTGTCGAGCGTCCAGGGCATCGACCATGCCTGGACGCCTTCCTTCGGCTTGTCGCGATCCACGACGTAAACCAGCGTGCGGCGCTTGGGCTCCAAGCTCTTGGCGTACTCGTCCTCGCCTTCGTCGCGGGCTATTGCCCGCTCTTCGCAGATCGGACAAGGGTCGCCCTTCATCTTGGCGGGGCAGAGGTAGTTTTGCTTGTCGGCGCCTATGCCGTAGTGCACGTAGATGTCGTAGCCGTAATGCTCGGCGCCCTTCCACGTAGGTGGCAGGATGCGCACCCGGTTGTCGCCGTCGTTGACCTTGAAGGCCTTGATGTGCGACGCCAAGTACTTGTCGAAGTCGGTGTTGCCGCGCTGGCTGCGGCGCTTCGTGGCATCGGGGTCACGGCTCTCGTAGCGGTAGTTGCCACCTGCGCCCGACGAGCGGACCCGCGAACCGCGGTCCTCGTCGTCATCGCGGCCACGGCGTCCACCACGATCGTCGTCATCGCGATCACGCCCACGACGTGGACGATCGTCATCGTCTTCCCGGCTGCGCGAGCGACCACGCGGAGCATCGTCGTCTTCCCGCGAGGAGCGGCGGCGGGGTTCGTCTTCTTCACGGGACCGGCGCGATCCCCGGTCGTCATCGCGTTCGCTGTAGCGGCTCATTGCTGTTTCCTTTTCATTCGGGTTTCGTACTCGTGCTTGGAGGCAAAATAGGCGGCGCTGCACAGACGCACGCCTAGGTAAAGTGCGCCCAGGCCCAGAAGGCCATAGGCGCAGAACTCAAGAAAGGCCATTCAGTCCTCCCGGCGCCGCGCGCGGACTGGGGTGTCGGTGGGCTGGGCTTCTTCGACGGAGTCGCGGGCGCGGCGGGCGATGCGGTCCTCGCGCTGCTCATTGCGCCGATCCTGCGGGCTTCTCGCGGGCGCCGAGCGCAGGCTGAAGTACTGGGCGCCATAGAGGTCGGCAAGGGTCTTGATGCTATAGCCCCGCTGACGCCAGGCTTCCAGCAGATTCGACCACTCCTCGTGCTGGGCCCTTGCGCTCTGGAAAGCCTCCCAGGCGCTCATGCGCGTGGGATCCCGCGCCACCTTGGCGGCGCGCAGCTCGACGGTGAGCTTGGGCTCGTCCTCGCGCAGCTCCTCGGCGAGCCGCCCCTCCACGCGGGCAAGCTTGTCCTTGGCGGCAAGCATGGCCGAGTTTAGGGCCACGACCTCCCGCGAGATCCGCTCTTGGACGTCCGCCTGGGCTTCCAGCTCGTCGTCGAGGCGATGCTTGTTCACCACAAGCATCGCCCGGTATTGCTGAATCGTTGGCATAGTGCTCCTTTCGGCTTAGCTATACGCCTAGTCGTAGAGCAGCCTGCCGCAGGCCAAGAGAATGGGCCCCATCTTGTCCGTGGGGTTGCATGGCTTGCTGAAGGCCTGTAGGACGTCCAAGAGCCTCGGCACGTCCTTGAGGTTCTTCGGCTTCAGGAGGACGGCGGCAACGTAATTCGTCACCATGATGCGGATACTCTCGGGCTGCGCGTCTTCGATTCCGGCGAGCAGCTCGACGACGTCGGTCCAGCTCGGGCGGCCCCAGCACAGCAGCTTGCAAAGCTCGAAGACCTCGGGGCTTTCAAGGGCGCTCTGCAGGAGATCGGCGGCCTCCTTCTCGTCATCGCAGTCGTGCACCTTGGCGAGCATCGTGAGGGCGCCCCGCATGCTGCCTTCGCAGGAGTCGGCCACGAGGCCCAGGATCTTGTCGTGGGTCTTGTAGCCCTCGCCATCACACACGGCTTCCAGCACGTCGAGAATCGTATCCCGCTTGAGCGCCGCCAGGCTGTAGGCGCTGCAGCGCGTGACGATGGCTTTGGGCACCTTGCCGGCTTCCGTCGTGCAGAAGAAGAAATAGACGTGCGGCGGCGGCTCCTCGGTGATCTTGAGCAGGGCATCCCACGCGTTCTTGCTCAGGCGGTGGCACTCGTCGATGATGACGGCCTTGCTCGGGTTGTCGCCGAATCCGTTGTAGCGCAGGCTCGACGTGAGATTGCGCACGTCATCGACGCCGCTCTCACTGGCGGCATCCACCTCGATGAGGTTGGCGGCATCACAGCCGCAGGCCGTGGCGATGATGCGGGCAAGCGTTGTCTTGCCCGTACCGGCGCCGCCGCTGAAGAGGTAGACGTGCGGCCTGGCTTTGCTCTTGAGGGCGGCCTCGATGCTTTTGACGATGGCCTTCTGCCCCACTACCTCGGAGAGCTTGCGCGGGCGGTACTTGACGTGGATGGGCTCACTCGTTGCCACGGTAAGAGCTGACGAATCGGGCTCGAGTTTCTCTCTTGGCATTCTTCTTCCTTTCGGCCCTGACGTGGGCATTGTGGTTTCTCGTAATGGTTCGGCAGTGCTCCAGCATCTTGTGTGAGCGGTCGGCGGTGAGGAGCACTACGCGTCGACTCGACTTCTCGATGATGGGGATTGCCGTCGTGCACTTGGCGACGAGGTCCCAGTCCTTGCGGAGCGGCACCTCCCAGAGGGCTAGTTGCTTGGGCATGTCTCAGCGGGCCGCAGCGCGGCGCAGCTCCTTCTCGTAGGGGTTGGGGATATTGAACAGCTCGTGGCTCTTGTAGACCTTGATCTCCTCCAGCTCATGCCAACGCGGCCCCGTCGAAGCTTCGACGAGTAGCGGCACGTTGATGTAGTCGAATCGTGGCTTGCACATCTCCTTCGCAATGGCGTCGATGCGCTGCAGGTGGTCGGCCTTCGGCAGGATAAAGGTCAGGTCGTCATGCACGTTCAGCTCTGGCTGCTTGTAAGGATCGTCCTCCACAACCGCCTGCTCGCTGAGCACGCACATGGCCTCCCCGACGATGTCGAAGGCCGTGCCCTGGATGGGATGGTTGATGATCTGGTTCTTCGTCATGGGACCGCGGCGCTTGCGGCCACTGAGCGTCTCCACGTAGAGCGTCTTGGCGTAGCGCTCCATGAGGCGCTCCTGCCACTTCTTCACGACGCGGAACTCATCCCAGAACTCGGCGGCGAGATCCTCAGCGATGTCCTCGGGAAGATGGAGCTGCTCGGCGCAAGAACGCACGGAGGAGCCAAACAGCTGGGGGAACACCCAACCATTCTTGGCTTCTTGGCGCAGCGTCTTCAAGCCCTTCTCATCCCAATCGACTTCAAAGGCTTCCACGATGTAGTCCTTGATCTCCGGGTAGAGGTCGACCATGCGCTGCGCCCAGAACTTGTGAACGTCGTAGCCCGTCCAGCAAGCTTTGACCAGCGCCGGGTCTTCACTTGCCATGCCGACTACGCGAAACTCGATCTGCCCGTAGTCGAGCGCCGCCATGATGTGGCCGTCCGGCGCATAGATCATGCCCCGCACTTCCTTGTGCTTGCGCTTGGGGAAATTCTGGACGTTGGGGTCTTCACTGGCGAGCCGCCCCGTCTCGGCCACCATGGAGCTGTACTTGCTGCGGATCTTGCCGTCGGGGCAGACGATGCGGCGCTCCAGCACAGGCTCTATATAGGTGCCCTTGAGCTTCGAGGCACTGCGATGCGCCAGAATCAGCCCAGCACTCGGCACTTCGCTGGATGGCATCTTGGTGAGCGCTTCTTCGTCCGTCGTCATGCGGTAGCCCTCGCGGCCCCGCTCTTCCACGCGGACCTCGGGACGCCCCAGGATCTTGTCCATGACGTAGAGCACGTGGTCGGGGTTGCTTGCCTGGAAGGTTCCCTTGCGCTCCATGAAGCGCTGGATCTCCGGCGTGCGCCGCAGCTTGGCCTCGATCTTGTCGATGTCGTTCTCAAGCTTGTCGGCCATGGCCTCGGCATACTTGAAGTCGACCGGCAAGCCCTTGGCCTCGGTGGCGATGAGCGCAGGGGCGAGGCGCACCTTGCGGTCGTACTCGTAGCGATTCTCGGCGTTGACGAGCGGCTCCAGATGCTCGCGCAGCTTGTCCGTCCACTTCGTGTCCAGGCCGTTGTAGCGCAGCGTCTGCTTAATCGGGTATTCGAGCATGCGCCGAACGTCGATGTTGCTGAGCTTCTTCACATCGAAGCCGAAGTGCATGAGCGTTTGCACGCCCAGGCCCTTCGTGCCGCCGCGCTCGTCGAGCGTGTGCGCCATCGCCATCGTGTCATCCCACTCCGTGAGCCAGAGCACGTCAGGCCCGTAGAAGAAGTGGAGCCACTCGAGTTCCATAGCCAGGTTATGCGCGGCCTTGCGCCCGCTGAACATGATGTATTCGCCGAAGAGCTGTCGCACCTTGTTGCGCCGCGCATCCGTGCCCCAGCCGTCGGGATGATCGATGGCGAAGGCCACCGTGCGGTCGAAGGTGCCCACGGCCGCCATATACATCAAGGGCTTCTTGACGAAGAAGGGCCGCAAGCCGCTAGTTTCCAAGTCCAGGGCCGAATTGCGTTTGCCCGCGAGATCGGCGAGGGCCCGCTCCAGGCGCCCCATGTCTCCCTGCTCGTTGCCCGTGATGAGTTCGATGCCGCCATCGTAGGGTGCCCGGTAGACCTTGGCTGGCTTGCGCTCGCCCTGCTGCACGTCCTCGGCAAGCCTGAGCGCCTTGGCGACGTCGAACTCGATGGCCAGCTCATACTCGCTCTTGCCAAACTGCTTCTTCTTGAAAACGAAGTTCGGGTAGAGGATCGGCACGCAGTAGCAAACGTGCTTGCCCACCTGGACCTGGAACACGGATCCGCGGTGGGGCATGGCATTGGAGGTTGAGCCCGTGACCCACTTGAAGGGGGCATCGCCGATCGTCACGATGACGACGGGCTTAGTGGCCTCGATATCGGCAACGATGCGGGGGCGGCAGCACTCAATCTCCTTGAGGGTCTGCTCGCCCCTGCATTGCGTGATGAAGTTCGAGCGCACATCGGCGCGCATGATCTTCTTGCCGAACTTCGAGTAGATGAGATCCCCGGCCTTATCGGTCCAATGGTTGTTGTCCTCGTCCTCTTCCTCGCTGGGGGCGGAGCCGAGGAGGTAGATCAGCGGGCTCTTGGCGCCGCTGGGCTCCATCTTGGGCGACTTCAGGTCGGGGTTGTCGTTGTGCTGGCAGACGGAGCAGCCAAGCTGCTGCAGGCTCGCGATGGGGATGACGGCGGCTGCCTTCTTCCCGCTCGCGGCCTTCGGCTTCTTGGTGGTCTTCGTCTCGTTGTAGAAGAACGACACGGCTTACTTGCTGCAGTGGGCAATGATGTGGGTGAAGGCGAGATCCTTGTCGGCGAGGATCACCACGCGTTTCGTGAAGCCCATCATGGCGCAGGCCTTGGAGGCGCGGATGATGAGCCCAGGATCCACGTGGAAGGGCTCATCGGGATCGTCCTCAGCGCCCTCGTATTTCATCTCGTCGTCGGCCTCGCCCATGGGGGACTTCGACAGGAGCTGGATGCGATCCTTGCCCAGCGTGACCTCCACGGCCTTGTCGTCTTCGCTGCCCAGCACCAGCATGGCGCGGGCAAAGGCCGACTCCCAGGCATCGGGGATGGGGAAGAGCTGGTCCTTGAGGCCCTTGAGCTTGACGTGCTTGCCCATCATCGTCGGGAAGTCGAGGGGCTCCAGGTCTACTGGCGTCTTACTAAAAAGCTCGGCAGCCTCGCCGAAGGTGGCGAAGAGCGCGCCACCCAGCAGGAAGAGGTCAATCTTTTCTTCGGGGAAGGCCCGCGACAGGCTGACGAGCTGCTCGCAGAAGAAGCGCGGCAGGATCACCGGCGTATCGCCAGGCAGCCGCACCTCGGTCTTCGTCTGGTAGCGGCTGATGGTGAAGTTGTCGGTGCTGAAGAGAAGAGCGTCGCCGTTGTCGTCGCTATCCAGCGTCACGCCCATCTGCGCGGGGTGCGTGGGGTCGTTGTTGACGCTCATGAGGCACCGCTCGATACCCTTGAGGATGCCCGCGTCGATGCGGATAGGGGCATCCGTCTTGGCGTTGACTTCGGGCGGCTGGTAGGGGAAGGCCTTGAGTTCGAGCGTGGGCAGCTTGACCTTGGCCCCCCGGCCGCTGGAGAGCACGAGTTCTTGGTTGGTGCCGGTCTGCATGGAAATTTCATCGCCGCCAAAGCTGCCGAGGCCTCGGATGAGCAGGTCACCGGGAACGCAGCGCCCGACGTCGGCCTTGCAGCGCACGGAGATCGCCGAGATGTCGTTGTATGCCGTGGCATAGTCGCCGTCGAAGTGGATGTGCGTCAGCGCCGGGATATAGGCAGCCGTGGCAAGGGCGGGGCGCACGATGTTGGCGGTCTTCAGCAGGGTTTCGCGTTTGATAGTCGGCATGGCTTGCTTTCAGTTGTAGGCGGATTCGAGATAACGCAGGGCCGGATCCAGGCCATCGACGATGATGGTGGCGTGGTACTGCAGCCAGAGGCTCAGCTCGTGCTTGGGCTGCAGGCTGGCGTTGACAACCACGATGGGTTTGTGCTGCTCCCAGGCGAAGAGGATCTCCATGGACGTGCCCACGCTGGGCATGGCGTAATAGACGAGGAGCGCCGAGGCTTCGAGAATGTCCGCCTTGTCGGCTTCCACGATCTCGGTGGCGATGCCCGGCTGATTCATGCGACCGCGGGCATCACGGCGCATGGGATCCAGCACGGCATGCTCGCCCCAGTTGCGCGTCACGTATTGGCGCCAGTTGTTGCACTCGGCGTCGCTGAGGCCATGGATGGGCCCGCAGAGATAGAGCTTGTTGATCTTCACTTGTTTTCCTTTGCTGGTGGAATGATGCTTTGCGGACTGCGTTTGGCGTGGCTTTGCGGATCCACGTAGAAGAAGAATGAGACGAGGATGTGTGGGAAGACGTGAGCCCCCAGCGTGTAGCCGTTGGCGGTGCTCGCGATGTGGCTTGCGTCAAGCCCGGCCAGAAAGATTTTCATCGTCTTCTTCTCGTAGAAGCTCGCGGTGGCTCGCCTTGACGTTGAGGAGCCCAGCCAATTCTTCGACGGCGCGGGCATCGCGGTTGATGATGGGCTGGTAAGGGCCTGGGGGCACAGAGATTGCCATCTCCTGCCGCTGGCTCTTGACGTATTCGACGAAGCTGACGAGCACTCGGTCGGCATCAGCGGCCCGCACAGCAGCGCCCCAGCCACTGGCATGCCACGAGGGTGCCGCCCCGACGACTAGAAAGACTTTCACTTGATTACGGCCCCTGTGATTCTGCTGTAGTGCGTCTCGGGGATGGGTGTCCTCAGCATTGCCGCCCATCTAGCGCTATGGCGCTTGTCTAGGACCTTGAGCTTTCGGATCAGCCGCACGCGGCGGTCGACGCTGGCCTCGTTCATGATGGAATCCATGAGCAGCCGCACGTGCTCTTGCGCAGCGCGCGGCCAAAGGCGGGTGTCAGGTGCCAACAGGACTTGGTCAGCCACGTCGCTGGGCAAACTCTTGAGGGCCTTGCGGCTGGCTGCCATGCTGTCGACGAGATGCTTGGGCAGCACTGGAGGCGGTGGGAGCCGCAGATTTATCTTCACGGTGACCGGCCTGCGGACAGGCTGCTTTGCTGCGTCGTGAGCAGCCCAATAGGCCTTGGCCTGCCACGACGTGGCATCGCGCGGGAAAGGGGCCTTCTCGGCCCCATTACGGGCGTGCATGGCCCCCAGCTCTGCGTACTCTTCCTTCGTCTTTGCCATGATGGTCTCCTTTACCAGAGGCTTTGCTTACGGATGCCGTCGGGCTTGAAGGGCGCGGCGGCTTTGGATTCGCTGACCTTCTTGAAGAAGGTCACGTTGCACACGGCGCGGTGGTAGTAGTGCTCTCCCACCTCGGCGTAGGTCTTGCCGCACTGCGCCAGCCATTTGTCGAGGATGGCGCGCATGGCTGGACTGAGCTGCGTCGTGCCCTTCTGATTCGACACGGCCACGGTCATTGGAGTAGCGTCGAAGACAAACTCGCCGTCTCGCATCGCCGGCAAAAGAATGCCGCCGTTAGCCGTGGCCTGGATCCAGCTCGTCGAGTCGACGCTGTGCCAGGGGTAGCGGAAGATGAGCGAGACCGACGTCATGCCGAAGCCGTGGGTTTTGACGAGCGGCTTGCCGTCGGCGTCAGTGATGCGCTTGAAAAGGCGGTCGAGCCAATGCTTGCGCATTACGCCAGGAATGCCCACGAGGCCGCCAATACCGATGTAGTCGCAGCCGTAGTCGAGCATGCGCTGCAGGAAGGCGAAGTCCTCCCCGTAATGGTAGACGGGGAGAGGATCGAGGCCCTCGGCCTTCATGTACAGATAGTTCTTCCACGTCGCCTCAGCAGCTTGTTGGCGCTGCAGCTCGGTCGCGGCCTTTCCAGGCGTCCCAGGGATCACGTCAAGGCAGGCATAGACCTCGATATGCTCGATGTTGGCCTTGATGAAGGCGCAATACTCGTCGAGGTCAATGGCCGTGCCACGGCTCCAGGCTGAGTAGGCGCCGCTGTCGAGGAAGAAGCTGAATTCAGATGGATCGATCATGATTCTTGGTGTCCTATCGTCTGAGAAGGGCGCAAGCCACCGAAGCACCTCTCTCTCTCTGGTGGCCCGTAGAGCCTTCATGTAATCGGGAGACCCTCCGGGCCACAGAATCATGGCTACCCCTTCACGAAGGCCATGAACTCGGCGCGAGCCTTGTCTTGGTCCTTGATGGCACCGCGGAGCGCCGAGGTGATGGTCGACGAGCCCTGCTTCTTGATGCCCCGCGAGCACATGCAGAAGTGCTTTGCTTCGATGACGACGCCGACGCCGATAGGATCCAGGTGGTCCACGAGGGCCTGGGCAATCTCGTTGGTGAGGCGCTCCTGCACCTGCAGACGATGCGCGAAGACGTCTGCCAGCCGCGCGAGCTTCGACAGGCCGACAATCTTGCCGTTGGGGATGTAGGCGATGTGGGCAACGCCGAAGAAGGGCGCCAGGTGGTGCTCACAGTGGCTGTAGATCTCGATGTCCTTGACGACCACCATCTCGTCGACGCCCTTGGCGCCATCCTCGAAGGTCTTGAGGATCTCACCGGGATCCTGATCGTAGCCGCTCGTCCACTCTGCCCAGGCCTTGGCAACGCGCATAGGCGTTTCCACGAGGCCTGGGCGCTTCGGGTTCTCGCCGATGGCCTTGAGCAGGGTCTCGACGGCCCCCGCCGCGACCTCCAGCATGACGGGGCTTTTCAGCAGGCTGTAGCGCTTGTAATCGCCCATGTTCGGGTTAGCCATTGCTCTTGACCCCTTCCATGGAAGTGGCGCTGCGCTGGTCCTTCTGCCGCCAGCTCTCGATGGTCTGCTCGTGGCGCGTGATGGCATCCATGAGGCCCTGGGGCACGCGCTGGTAGTTGGCCGACTCGGGAATGGGCATGAGGCCATCCATGAGAGCCCGCACGATAAGGGGATCGGGCACGCCGGCTTCCTTGAAGCCATGGGCACGCAGCACCGTGGCGTGGTCCTTGCCCACGGGCGGATACTGGCCGTCGTAGGCCGTGTGGCTGAAGGCCAGCCAGGCAAACTTGTCGATGCCCAGGCGCTCGAGTCGGTCGATGCTTTGCGCCTTGCTCAGCTTCATGAGAGGCGTGAGGATGTCGATGAAGCGGTCGTCTCGTGCCGAATAGCCGAGAGCTTGATTGATGGCCTCCATCTGGTAGTTGATGAAGACCTGGCGGCAGTCCGGATAGTTGGCGTTGTCGGCCTCGCAGACGCCAGTCATGATCGTCTGTGCGCCCAGCACGGCAGCGCGATTCGCGGCGAGCGTGAGGAAGAGGGCGTTGCGCATCGGCACGAAAGTCTTCTCGACGCGGTCGCCGATGATGGCCGCCATGCTGTCGTGGTCCTTGTATTGCTCCAGCTCCTGGCTGGAATCGGTGAGCGGGCTCGTGCCCTTGAGGATGGGGCCGATCTCCACGAGTTCGTGACTGTCGACGCCAGCCAGGCGTGCGATGACGTAGGCGGCATCGATCTCGCGGCGGTGGCGCTGGGCATAGTCGAAGGTGACGGCATGCACCTCTCGGCACTCGCCGCGCGCCTTCATGTCCATGGCGATGGCAAGGCAGGTCGTGGAATCTTGGCCGCCGCTGAGGACGACGAGAACTTTCTTGGTCATGATGGAAACTCCGTGATGGGGAATGAAAAAGGGCCCAGGCAGATATACCGGGGCCCTTGCCTCACTGGCCGAGCGGCCGTCTTACTTCAGGCGCTTCGCATCCTTCAGGATCGCGATGAACTTGTGCGCGCTCTTGTAGTTGATGCTGACGGTGTTTTCCTTGAAGTTCAGGCCTTCCTTCTTGAGCTGCTTGATGATGTCGGCCTCGCTGATCTCCAGGTCTTCGGCGATGAGTTCCTGGATGCGGGTGCCGACGCTCGCGCCGCCTTCGTTGGTCGAGCGCGTGCGGGCCTCGTCCTTGGCGGGCTCTTCCTTGTCCTTGCTGCTGCCACGACCGCGGCGAGGTGCATCTTCTTCTTCCTTCGCCGCCTTGCCGGCCTTCTCGGGGAGAAGCGACTTGATGCCGTCGAATTCGTAGTCGTATTCCTCGCCGTCGTCGCCCTTGAGCAGGAAGCCCTTGTCGTCGATCTCGACGATCTTGCCGGCGATTTCCTTGCCGCGCTTGGTCACGAGCACGGCGCGGTCGCCCTCCTTCAGCTCGGGTTCCTCGGGCTCGGCCACCGGCTCGCTGCGGCTGCGGCCACGCGGCTTTTCTTCTTCGGCCACCACGTCGAGGGTCTTGCACGTCTTCATGTTGAAGTCGAAGTAATCGCCGCCATCGCCCAGGTCGAGTACCAGAACGTCGCCGTCGATCTCGACCACCTTGCCCTTGACTTCCTTGCCACGCGCCGTCACGCCGACGATGTTGGAGCCCACTTCGGCCTGCTTGGGCTTGTCCTTCTTCTCGTCGTCGGCATCAGCCGAGCGGCGGCTGCGGCGCGGGGCTTCTTCCTCTTCTTCCTTTTCCAGGTCGGGGAAGTCGACGATGGCTTCCTTCTTGTTCTTGGCCTTGGCCGCCGCGTTGTACCAGTCCTGGGCCTCGTCGCTCAGCTTGTCCCACTGGGGGTCGCCGAGGCTGGCCGTGGCTTTGACGAGTTCGACGAAGAACTTCTGCTTGTCGTCGCCGTCCTTGAATTTGACGCCGGTGGCTTTGCTGAGTTCGGAATAGATTGCGCTCTTCATTTGCTGTGTGCTCCGTTAGTGAAAGCTGGTTGACTAGCCGAAATGGCTGGGGAAATATACGGGGGATTTTGGTGGGCTCTATTTCGTGAAGTGGTCCTCCACTAATTGCATGACGTCCATGCCTTCGTCTAGGCCCAGTAAGCGACAGATGCGCTTGCTGCCGTCCGTCTTGCGGCGGCCCTTGGCGCTCCAGCCACGAAGGGCTAAGTCGAGGATCTCCTGGGGGGCCTGAAGGAAGAGATTCACGACGGCTTGCACCTCGCGAGGTGCCTGGCGGATGGCAACGCCTAGTGCGCCATCGTTGTCGAGATCCCCCACGAGTTCGACTGCGTAGTCGGAGTCATAGCTCTCCTGCTCGCTGCGCGCCAGTAGCGGCACCATGGCGCGCAGCTTCGTGTCGTCGTTGGCGAGATCCGTGAGCTTGTTGTGCCACGCCATCTTGAAGAGCGCCATGAACTGCGGGGCCTCCACGCCAGGGTATTTGTGGGCCACGCGCAGGAAGGCGCAGCGGGCCTCCTGCATGGCGTCATCCATCGTGCAGGAAGCCTCGATACGCCAGAAGTTCGTCTTCAGCGAATTGACGACGAAGCCCTCAATGGGGCCCTTGAATACGGGTTCATACGAGCTGGACACGGCTTCTCCTTGGTTGGGGTTCATCTTCCACTGCTACGCGCGTGCGCTTGCGGGGCTGAGGCTCTTCATCGGGGGCGAGGGACTCCCGCTTTCGGCGCGGGAGGATGAAGGGCTCGGGCTTGGGCAGCGTCTCTCCAGCCTGGAGGCGCTTGAGGAGGTCGGGGATGTCCACGCTCATGATGTCGCGCACGGCTGGGGCTATCCAGCGGTCGACGCCATCGGTGACGCCCACGGCATCCCACTCGCCTGGGATGAGGTAAAGGCGCACGTCGCGATTGCGGCAGAGATCGTGGGCATAGGCGAGCAAGCGGCATCCCGCGAAGTCGCTGTTCATGTAGGTCTTCCAATTCGCCATTGGCGGCTCCTAGAGGGCTTGCGCCCATTCTTCTACTTCGTCAGGTGAAAGGGCCCCGCCGTCCTTGCTGCCGAAGGGTACGGCAGCCACAGTGACGTTGGGGAGAAAGGCTAGGTCTTGCTGCATCCGCATCGAGTCCATGACGGCGAGCCGGTCGGCATTGTCCATCATGACGACCACGCGCTCGAATTTGTCGGAGGCCTCCTGCAGGAGAAAGGCCTGGGCGTCTTGGATGCTGTTCGTAGAGAGCGCCGTCGAGCGCACGCCGAAGCGGCGCCCATAGAAGTCCACCTTGAGGGCATCGAAGGGGCCTTCCTGCAGCACAAGAGCCTTGCCGCCACTCGAGATGGCGTCATGGTTGTAGAGCGTCGCCTTGGGCGGCAGGATGGATTCCTCGACCTCCAGGTCGCGATAGCGGATCTTGGCCTCACCAATGGCGCGGCCCGTCCACGTGACGAGGAGGCCGTCCAGGTAATAAGGCAGGATCACGCGGTGGCTCCAAACGTCTTCGACGCCAGCGCAAATGCCGTAGAGGCGCCCTAGCTTGTCGACGTCTCCAGCGCGGTCGAAGCCTCGCTCGTCGACGAGATACTCGAAGTGCCTACGCGTGCGGCCACGCGGCTCGACGATGCGAAAGCCTGGGTCGAGGTGCAGCTTGCGGCGCTGCACTTCTTCCTTGCGCCCAGTGCCGCCCATGCGCCCCATGAAGGCCGCCGCGATGGCGTCGAAGCCCTCGGGGTCTACGTAATCATCGCCAAGGCCCGCAATCTCCCTGGCCATGCCGTAGGGCACGCCAAGAAGCTTCATGATGAGGCGCAGGGGGCTCTTGCCGCTGTGCTGCCTGCGGTTACGCCAGCACGAATACCAGCCGGTCTCCCGGCTGAGCCCCATGTGCATGGAGGGATCCGCGGTGCCGCAGAAAGGGCAGCGGATGCCGATCTCGCCGCGCTTGATGTTGGCACCGCTCTCCGCATAGGGGATGCGACGCTCTCGGAGAAGTTTCTCCCAGTCGAAAACGCGAGCCACGATTAGCCGCCTTTGTGGTCTTGAAGGAAGCGCATCCAATTAGGGAAGCCCTGCTCCTGAGCGATCTGATCCAGGGCTTCGGCGTGCTTCATTCCGGGAGTTGCCTTTTTTAGGTTCCAGGCCTTTTGCTTGAGGGCCTGGAGCAGCGGGTCAGGCTGCTCTTTTGGGGTGTGCATGGTTCAGCGCTTGAGGGATGCAAAGAATGCCGTGATAGCCTTACGGATAGCGAGCTGCCCGAGCTGCCCGAGTTCCCGCTGTTCGCCCAGGTACACCTCACGAGCCTGAAAGAGCTGCTGGATCATCCTGCTCTTGTCGAGGCCCAGCCTTGGCGCCACGATGAGAGCTACCTCGCCGCGCTTGAAACCGACCGAGCTGCGCTCCAGCCTCTCCCAGAGCCCAGGGCTGAAATGTGCGAACTCACTGAGAGCCGCGCCCCCTCGGGGAAGCGGGTCGTCCTCGACCTCGAATGGATGAGGGACGTCTTGAAATTCGGGTTGGCTCTCGCTGAGCCGCCCCGTGGGCGATGGCTTGGACATTGGGGGATGCTCCTTGTGGATGCAGAGATTATATAAAGGCTTTACTTCTCATGCGCCGCCGTAAGGAAGAATTTTTTCGACGGCAGCTTCCCGTTGACGACGCGCTCATGGCAATCGATGCCCTCGGCGATGTTGGCGAGGATCCCGGCGTCAAGGCTCTTGTCCATGATCTGGTCGATGATGAAGACGCGGTGCTCCTGGCCTTCGCGATGCGCCCGCTTCTCGGCCTGCTTGCGGATCGTGGGGCTCGTCGGCGTCTCGTAGAAGTCGATGTAGTGCGCCACCTTCTGGAGGCCGTCGGTGCCCGTGCCCCCAGCCACAGTGTTCATCACCAGCACGCGTGTCTTCGCATCCGTCATGAAGCGCTTCATGAGGCCCGCACGATCCTTGGTGCCGCCGTAGAGCCATTCGACCTTGTGGCCCTCAGCCTTGAGGCGCTCGACGATCATGCGGCCTGTTTCCGTGTAGTCGTAGCACACGATGATCTTCTTCTGCCCCAGCTCGGCCACGATGGAGACAAGGCCCTCCAGCTTCGGGTTGTGCTTGAAGTGGATGATGTGCTCTCCGTGCTCATCCTTCCACGCCAGGTAGCCGCTGGCTATCTGACGCATGCGGATCCACTGGGCATCGAGGTTGCTGAGCACGCCGCCAGCGTTGATGAGCCCTTCCAGGGCGCGCAGATAGTGCTCACGCTGCTCTTCACCCATGTCGTAGACCTTGCGCACGTAGCGGCGCTTGGGCAAGTCGCTGATCTCGTAATCTTCATAGCGGATGCTCTTGTGCTGCAGCATGCGGTGCAGCTCGTGGTCCATGCGCTTGTTGTAGCGGTAGACCACGCCCTTCCAGGGGTTGGCCTTCTCCGTGAAGAAGGCCGCGCGAAAGAGGCCCAGCGTATCGCCGAAGGTCTCGCCTTGATCGACGAGCTTGAACTGCGCCCACAGATCTTCGACCTCGGCGCCGAAGAGCGTGCCCGTGGCGGCATAGACAAAGTCAGCGCGCTTGGCGAGCTTCTGCATGATGCTGTATTGCAGGTTGTCTTTGTTGCTCAGCGAATGGCTTTCATCGGGGGCCACGAAGTTGTAGAGCTTCTGGGCTTGCCGCACGAGGCGCTCGTCGCGCTCCAGGCCGCCGCCCTTCTTCTTTTTGCTCAGCGCCAGGCGCAGGCCTTGGTAGTCGATGATCGTGGCCTCTCCAGTTGGATTAAGCAAGCGGAAGCGCTTCTCCTCGATCTCGGAGACGTCGATGCGGTTGGGCTCCAGGTTCGAGTGCTCGTCGACGGCGCGCACCCAGCTGTCGATGTTGATGATGCGCGGCACCGTGATGAGGGCGCGCTCGACGCGCTTCTCCCGAACGAGCTGCGTGAGAACGTCGAGGATGATCTTGGTCTTGCCCGTGCCCATGTCGAGCAGCAGCAGGAAGCGCGGCTCACAGAGGCAGATGTAGAAGCATACGAGCTGGTGCAGCCAGGGCACGGTCTTGAAGCGGGGCCGCACCTTGAGATAGGAGAGCTCCCGCTCGATTTTCTCAAGGGGGAGCTTCTTCATCCAGACGTAGCTATTGAGGTCGCGCTCCAGGTATTCGGCGACCGCACGGCGGCTAATGAGCATGGGCGGCAAGCTCCTTGCGCTCTTGCTCTTCCGTCCTGCGGATATAGCCGTCATCAAAACGCAAGTAGCCCCCGCACAGAGGGCAAAGCGCTTCGTTGTTGGGCCCTGGGACGGGAGGAGCGCCGTGCCGGTCGTAGAACATTCTCGTTTGCACGACCTCGCCCACGTTGGGGATGGCATCGGCAAAGAGAGCCGCGCCCCAGCAGCGTGGGCACTTCAAGCTGAATGTGAACGTTTTCATGGCTTCTGTTCCTGAAGGCTGCGCCACCACCTGCGGGCGTCGCTCAGCTTGTAGTAGTTGCGAAAAGGAGAGGCCGTCGATCTGGCCTCACGAAATGGCTTGAGGCCGGGGTGGCGGCGCATGAGGCCTAGCAAGTGGCTCTCCGTCGTCTTTAGGCGGATGGCAAGCTCTGCCACCGTGTAGAGCGGCTCCTTGGGGCTGGGCCGCATGTTCTGCGCGCCAAAATTCCATTTCCAGGCTGTCATGGCTACTCCTCGTCGTCATCCTCTTCGCGCCGCCGTCTGCGGCCATTGCGCTCGCCGCGCTCCTTCATCATCTCCCAGTATTCACTGGCGAGGCGCACGCTGTCCAGGCAGAACTGGCCGATGGCGTAGGCCTGGGTGATGAGGGCCGTCATCTTGCCTTCCTCGTTACGCACTTTTTCAACGAAGAGGCGGGCGAGGCCCAGCGCATACTCGGCGGCCGTCTGGCTGAGCGTGAGCAGCACGTCCGCGGTGGCGAGCTTGCTGATGTCCTCGGCAATCATGTCGCCCGTGACTGTGGTGGCCTTCTCCGATTCCCGGTTGCCCTGGGTCACCGTGATGAGAGCCGCGTTACGAGCATCGGCCACACCCCGGAGTTCCTCGACAATGCGCCCGACTTCGTCGCGCTTCTGGGCCTTGGGATCCATGGCGAAGAGGTCGGGGTAGTCGACGAGGATGGCGTCTGGCGTGAAGTTCTCGAAGCGCTGCAGCCCGTCGAGGTATGCGATGAACTTGGCGACCGTCAGGCTCTTCGTGGGGAAGGCCTTGATGACGAGGCGCCTGCGCTTCATGAAGCCGCTCTTGGCCTTGCGCGTGAGGAAGGCACGAATGTCGTCGTCCTTCATGCTGGGGCGCTCCAGCTTCTCCTCGATCAGCGCCTGGAGGCCGCCGTCACGATCCTTGCTGAACTCGGTGACGCGCACCTGGCCTTGGCGCCTGCTGATGGAGAAGAGGCTCTGCAGCATGCGAGCCGCATAGCGACGCTCGCTCATCTCCAGGGAGACAATGAGCACGCTCCAGCGGCTTTTGAGCGCTTGCTTGGCGCAGTGCGTGAGGAACCACGACTTGCCCTTGCCGCGAGGCGCCATGAGCATATAGAGTTCCTTGCGCCTGGGGATGATCCCAGCCTCGTCGAGCATGGGGATGCCCAGCTCGAAGCCCTCCTCCTCGGGTTCGTCGAGGATGGCGCCGATGTCCTCCATGGTGTCCAGGCGCAGGCCCATCTCGAAGCTCGTGGCTTGCGTGTTGAGGCTCTTCTGCATGGCGACCTCAGCATCTTCGATGCGGCCGTCGTTCATGGCCTCGATGGCTTCAGCCAGGCCTGACTTGAGGTTCTGCTGACGCACGAACTTGTGGAGCTGCTGCACCACGTAGGCGCCATTCACAGAGTCCTTGCTCAGGAAGAGGTTGTCAAGCAATCGCTTGTACGTGGATGCTTTTCGAGCATCGTCGCCGTCGAGGATGGACTCGAGATGGTCGGGCAAGTGCTCCTTGATGGGCTCCCCGTATTGCTCGATGTAGTCCATTGCATGGCCCGCGACTTCGCGGAACACGGTGCTCTCGAAGAGCTTGGGGCTGACGCTGGCGCAAACCAGCTTGCAGAATTTGTCGTCGAAGCAGAGCACGGAGAGGATGTTTTCCTGCAGCGTGCCCGTGAGTCTCTCGTCGTTGGACATTTAGGTGAGTTCGTTGATGCGTTGAGCCTGGCCACGCAGAAGCTTGGCCTTGCCGGAATACTCGATCGTCTTCTGGCGATGATTGACTGCCAGCAGCCATCTGTTCTTGGCAAGCTCCTCGAAGGCCTTCTGTTCCTGGGCGGCCATCTGCTCGTAGTCTTCTGCGGTCTTGATGAGCAGCTCGGCGGCTTGCTTGCGGCCATGGCGCACGCCGTCTGGGTAGCCGTAACGGGGTGTCGTGGGCATCTTGCTCACCGCTTCAGGTCGATGTGGTGGTAGACGTGAAGAATCAGGCCACGCATAGGTTCGATGGTGGTGATGTAGCTGAGCCCTTTGCTGAGCCCGTCTGCGTCTTCTGACGCCGGAACATCGCGCCCCGTGCCAACGAAGGTAAAGACATGGCACCGCCTGGGATTCGTGAGAGGCTCAACCTCCGCCCAAAGGCTAACATAATTGCGCGCCCCTTCCTGCTGAAGACCGATATGGCGAATCTTGGCCCCCACCGGAAGATCAAGCCGACAAGCTCCGTCCGCATCTAGGTGTTCGATGGGCAGCGTGTATTTGAAGATCTTGGGCATAGTCACCTTTGCTGTAGTTGCTCGAAGGCCGCCACCATCGCATTCGTGGTATCGATGTCGTAGCGGCCCAGAGATTTATACAGGCGGCGAGGATTGAAGACGTCGAGATCATGCTCGGGGAGGCGCTGCTCCCTGGGAAAGAGCGGGTGGGGAAGTCGAATGAGCTGGAGGTTGCGGTCGATGATGTCGCCGTGGCTATCGCGGTATTTGCGCATCAGCGAGGCATCGCGCAGGGCCTTGACCGCGGTTTTGATGCCGACGCCCTGGATGCCCTCGATGTCGTTGTGCGTGCCCGTGAGCGCCGTGGCTTGCATGTATTCGAGTGGCGTGATGCCAAGCTCCTTGGCGAGTCGCTTGCCATTCCAAAGCTTCTCCATGCCCTCAGTGTAGAGATGGAAGTTCTCGGCGTCGAAGAGCTGGTAGAGGTCACTGTCATTCGAGGCCGCATAGATGGCCTCGAAGCGATGCTCGTAGCAACGCACGACGTGCCCTATGAGGTCGTCGCTCTCGAAGCCCTTGACGCGCCACGTGTTGATGCCGCACTCGTAGAGCGTGTCGAGGATCAGCTCCATGCTCGTCTTGTG